TATCTAAAAGATGAAATGCACAGAATTAATTCTTACTTAGTACAAAAAGGTTTAGAATGAAAGATTGTAAAAATCTTGAAAAACTTAGGGCTGCTTTAAGACAAGCGGGTTTAGATTATGTAGTTACTCGTACAGACGGTGCAGTTGCTCATGTTAATGTTTGGATCAAAGAAGGTAAAGATGAAACGTGATTATGACACAGGCGTAGAAAGTGATGTACAATTCTTTGTAGGTACAGAAGTTGAAAAGACTCCTGCTTACGGAATGAAAACATTGTTTGTTACAGGCATACATTCTTATATAACAATTAAACAGCACATTGCAAACGAACAGGTAGAGCATGTATTCTTTGGTGCTAACCACAGTTATAATCCTGAACTAGCAGAAGACTTTGAAGAATGGGAAGCAATGGTACTTCCGCTTGTCAAAGAAGGTATTCTATGTAGTTTAGACATTCCAAGTACAATTAATATGGAATGGTTCTTAGACGGTGGACTAACTGAGTATAATAACTTCATTCCACAAATACGTGTTGTAGTACCTTATGTTGGACAGTGGAACTATAACACAATGGTTAAGATTGATGATCGAGGATTTAAAGAAACTAATCCAGGCGTTTGGTGTCATAGCTTACATGATCTAATGGATCGTAATAAATTTACAGATTGGTCAAAATACGGCCTTGACAAAGTTATTAATTGAAAGTATACTAATAATATGCAAGAAAGATATTACGCATATATGCAACGTAGAATGAGAGAAGAAGATAAAATGGAAGAAGCACAACGAAGTATTTGGGTAACCTTTGCTAAAGAAGGTGTACACATGTACCCAGGCGCAGATACTGATCCTAAATTAGCAACAGGCGATTGGGATGACGTATCATTCCTTGGTATTCCACATCGTCATATCTTTCACTTTCGTGTTCGTATTGAAGTATTTCATAACGATCGCGACATTGAATTCATTCAGTTTAAACGCTGGATGGAAAGGTTGTATGCACAAGATGTCATACAACTAGATCACAAGAGCTGTGAGATGATCGCAGATGACTTGTACTTAGAAATTTCTACAAAATATCCAGGCCGGTTTGTAGAGATCAGCGTTGCAGAAGACAACGAAAACGGCTGTTTAATTTACTATCCTGCAAAGTCATAATAAGAGGAATTAATCCAATGACTATTCAAAACCCCGCAGTAAACAAGGTCTTTAATGACTTGGATACTTATCGTAACTACTGTCGTTTCGAAGGAAAAGTGTTTGACGAAAAAGCACTTTATAAAAAAGATGATCCTAATTGGATCGCTTTCCAAAAGTACCAAGGTTGGTTACGAGCTAAAGCACGTAATCAGAACCGCAACCGGAGAAGCTAATGACTATTCATATTGTAGACATCGAAGCAGTAGACACTCGTTATACTAAACAGTGGAAGGACTATTTGCCTCGGCAACTTCAACGTGCTACAAATGAAGACGTAAAAGTTATTAGTGGTGGGGAAACGCCTCAGGCAACTACGCCTGGGGCTTTCTTAAACTTTGGCGGCACTAACGTTTACAAAAGTAAACAACTAGAACAGATAGGCGAAATGTTCTGCAACGGAGATGTAAAAGATGGAGATTATTTCTTATATACGGATGCGTGGAACCCAACTGTTATCCAACTTAAATACATGGCTGAGCTCTTGGGTGTTGATATCCGAGTCGGCGGTCTTTGGCATGCTGGTAGTTATGATCCTCATGATTTCCTGGGCAGGCTAATAGGTGATAAACCTTGGGTAAGACATGCTGAACGTAGTATGTATGAATGCTTTGATGATAATTTTTATGCTACAGATTTTCATATTGATATGTTTTGTGATACAATTTTAGATAAAGAAAATAATGATCACTGGACAACACAAGAAGCATTAGATTTTGATGATAAAGTACATCGTGTAGGTTGGCCTATGGAGTATCTAAAAGGTAGTTTAGATAGTTACAAAGGTATGGAAAAGCGAGACTTGATCTTGTTCCCACATCGTGTTGCTCCTGAGAAACAAGTTGATATCTTTAGAGACCTTCAAACACGTTTGCCACAATATGAATTTGTAGTATGCCAAGAACGTGAACTTACTAAAAATGAATACCATAATTTGTTAGGTGAAGCAAAGATTGTGTTTAGTGCTAACTTGCAAGAAACACTAGGCATTAGTTGGTACGAAGGAGCATTAGTAGATGCTATTCCTATGGTACCAGATAGGCTCAGCTACAGTGAAATGGCATTGCCAGAGTTTGCATATCCTAGCAAGTGGACAGAAGACTACCCTGCATATGTAAAACACAGAGGCGAAATTGTTGCAAAGATATGTGATTACATGGAAAACTATGATGACTATCTTGTAAGTCTAGACAAACAACGTACAAAGTTAAACAAAGAGTTTTTTAGCGGAGCAGCATTGTATGACACAATCCAAAGACGATAATGACATTGTAATACTTACAGGATCTAGTGATCCGTATGATATTACATTTGACGATATGGCAACAACTACTACTATATCTACTGATACAATATCTACTGATAGCTTTACAATTACAGATGGCGATTATGTTTTTAATTTAGATGATACTATTAACATTGATAGTATTGTATCAGGATCAACTGTTAGTACAGGCTTTGGTACTGAATGGATAGATCATTTGCCTGCAATGAGTGTAGTGCAGGACATGTGTAAACATTATCCTGCACTTGAAAAAGCATTGGAAAATTTTAGAACCGTTTACAAAATGGTTGAACAAGATTATAAAGGGAACCATCAAGATAATGATCTTTTCTAAACTAATGGATAAACTTGGTAGGCGTAGAGTTATTACAGAACGTGATAGCGATGTGCCTTACCTAGTACGATATTATGTGTTTCTAAAGGACAGAAAGAACTTTCCTTTTAACATAACACTACACAAGGTTCTTGTAAGTGATGAACCTGTACTGCATGATCATCCTTGGTCATATGCAACATTTATTATCAAAGGCGGCTATTGGGAAAATACTCCAGACGGGCGTTTTTGGAGAGGACCTGGACATTTCCGTTATCGTAAAGCAAATGATACACATTGGTTAGAACTTGGCAAAGATGCAGACGGTAATGAAATTCCATGTTGGAGTTTGTTCTTTATGGGCCGTAAAGCAGGCGCTTGGGGTTTTTTAAAGAATGGTATTTGGATTCACAATAAAGATTACTTAGCAAGAGGTGCTAAACATGATTAAGAAACATTATTACAGTTGGACTGACATAGAGCGTATGTGTATAAGCATTATGAATCAGATGTTTAGAGACAACTGGCGTCCTGATTATATTGTAGGTATTACAAGAGGCGGAAACGTTCCTGCTACTATATTAAGTAATATGACTGGAATACGGTGTGAAGCACTTAAAGTAAGTTTGCGTGACGATGACAGCGAAAGCGAATCTAACGCCTGGATGGCTGAAGATGCGTTTGGATATAATGACGGTACAATAGTAACAGCAAGTCCACTACATAAAAAAATTCTAATTGTAGATGATATCAATGATACTGGTGCTACATTTAATTGGATTAAAAAAGATTGGCAAGCGAGCTGTTTACCAAATGATCCTAGATGGAATAAATTATGGGGTGACAATGTACGATTTGCTACACTAACAGATAATCTAGCCAGCGAATTGGATGGTAAAGTTGATTACACTTGTCATGAAATTAACAAAGCAGAAGAGGATGTGTGGCTAGTATATCCTTGGGAAAAAGTAGGAGAATATTAAATGGCACACGATAGAGAAGAACGATTAAGATATATTAAGGCACTTGAAGAAAGTGTCGAGCGCAAAATAGAAGAACTAAAAGAAATGCAAGCAGCAAAAATTAAATATCAACATATGCAGGGCACTAAAGACAGCATTTATAGACAACAGCGATTAATTGCTAAAATTAAACGTGACATAGGAGTTGAATAATGGATACACTAGCCGAAGCGCAAAAAGACGGTAGAGCACCTTGGCAAGATGTTGAACTTAAAACTCGTGAATATACTGTATTCAAAGACAAATATCCTGTTACAGAAGGACATTTGTTAGTTGTACCAAAAGAAAATAATTTAGAATCTATGTTAAAGTGTTTCCAATTTGCAATTGCAACAGGCGAAGCAAACGTTGTTTCTCAAAAGACTAACATCACTGGTTTTAACGTAGGGATGAACGTAGGAACAAGTGCAGGTCAAACGTGCATGTATCCACATGTACACTTAATATTTAGACGTGATGAAGATATGAAAAATCCCACTGGCGGGGTTAGAAATGTTATACCCGAAAAGGGGAATTATAAATCTTCTGAAATTGACTGGGATAATCTTGCAGTAAAATCAGCAGGTTAAAAATGTTTTTTTATACTTGACAAAAACCTAAATAACATGTATAATATAATTATGTTATACACTATACCGGCAATCCACTGCCTAAACATCGGAGAAGTATATGAGTAAAAGTAAAGAGATAAAAGCCCGTTTGCAACAAGCAGACAAACGCTTCTGGGCTGGCGACAACATTTCAGACTTTATTAAAGACGGCGAAAAGCAAGTACTAATTGACGAGCTTGCTGATAAGTTTGAAGACGTATTACAAGGTCTTGTAATAGATACAGAAAACGATCCTAACAGTAACGGTACAGGTAAACGTCTTGCAAAGATGTATATCAATGAACTAATGGCAGGACGTTATGAACCAATGCCTCCAGCAACAGCATTTCCAAATGATAGCGATGATCGTTATGAAGGTATGTTAGTTGTGCGTAGTGAACTTACAAGTATGTGTTCACATCATCATCAGATTGTTAGAGGTGTAGCATACATTGGTATTATTGCATCAGACAAACTGATTGGTTTAAGTAAGTATACACGTATTGCACAATGGTGTGCTATGCGAGGTACACTACAAGAAGAACTTGCAAACGACATTGTACGTGAGATTCAAAAAGCAACTGGTGCAGAACATTTGGGTGTCTATGTACAAGCAACACACGGTTGTGTTGAAAACAGAGGTGTAAAGGCACACAGTAGTCTTACACAAACAACTGTTTTAAAAGGTGCGTTTAAAGATGACGCAGGTACAAAGAAAGAGTTCATGGACAATATTAAACTCCAACAAGAATTTGCATGTGGGAAGTAGAGTATGAAACTTAGATATTCAGAAGCGTTTTATAGCGTACAAGGCGAAGGCAAGTTTGTAGGAGTACCTAGTGTATTCCTACGCACCTTCGGTTGTAACTTCCGTTGCATGAATTTTGGTGTAGATACTAAAAAGAATCGCACAGAGTTACATGCAGAAGGACAACGATACAATCAAGAAGTAGCAGATTTAATTGCTAAAGATGTGCATAAGACTACAGAAAAGTTTGAAGACTTACCTATCATACACACAGGATGTGATACATATGCAAGTATCTATCCTGAGTTTAAACACTTTAATAGACAAGCAACTGTAGACGAAGTTGTAGAACATTTGCTTTCACTCACTCCTAACGGTAAGTGGGTACAAGATAATGGACAAGATGTCCATTTGATTATGACAGGCGGTGAACCGTTGTTAGCGTGGCAACGACTTTACGTAGAGCTATTTGAACATCCACGTATGCAGGATTTAAAAAATGTTACATTTGAAACAAATACTACACAAGTACTCAAAGATGATTTCTACGAGTATCTCGAATCTCAAGATAGATTTACAGTCACTTGGAGTTGTTCCCCAAAACTTAGTGTTAGCGGAGAACCTTGGGAAACTGCTATTAAACCTGATATTGCTAGTCAGTATATCAGTGTTAACGGTAGTGACATGTATCTTAAGTTTGTTGTCGCTACTCAAGATGACTTTAACGAAGTTGAAAGGGCTGTTAGTGCTTATCAGAGTGCCGGGGTACAATGTCCAGTATATCTTATGCCGTTGGGTGGACGCAGTGAAGAATACGCCCTCAATGTTAAGGACGTGGCAGAAGCGTGTATGGAAAAAGGATGGCGATTTACCCCAAGGCTCCACATATCCTTATTCGGAAATGCATGGGGTACTTAATCAAGTGGAACAAGAAAGACTTGATAAAGCAATGAAAGCTCCAATTAAGCAACCTATGAGCCCAGAAGAAATGAGACGAAAAGGATTAATATGAAAAACTTTTTAAAAAAACTAACAGGACTAGATAAAGTAGAAGCCGAAAAGGCTGCTGTTGAATCTGAAAAGATGGAACTACTTAAACAACGTGATCCTAAAGCATATCACACACGTAAGAAAGAACCTTGGGTAAATGTTATAGATGTTAAAGTTAATGAAGAGAATGTGCGTAATGGCTTCTTTGAACTTGACTGGAACAAATACTTTATCGCACAACTTATTGAAGCAGGTTATGGCGTTGACAATGACCCAGAAGAAGAAATTGTTGATAGATGGTTCCGTGACATTGTATATAATATGCTCGAAGAAGAAGGACAGGATACTAATCGCGGAGCCGGATATATCAATGTTACTCCACTTGGGAAAGACAAAAGCGAAGTATCATGAAAGTACGCATAGGTCCATATCGTAAGAACCGTGCCACAAGAGTTGAAATAGAACCATACGACACATGGAGCATGGATTGTACACTTGCTATGATTATTCATCCTATGCTTGTACAATTAAAAGCAACTCAACACGGTCATCCAGCAGACTTGACAGAACAAGAGTGGGATGATATACTAGACGAAATGATCTGGGCGTTTGGACACAAGTCAAAAGAAATAGATGCTGGAGACATGTGTCGTGATAAATGTTCAAACTTTGCTGATCCAGTATGCATAGCCTGTTTGAAAGAAACACAGGAACGTCTTACAAATGCATTTACATTGTTTGGCAAGTGGTATGAAAATTTATGGGATTGATAATGCTTGACACAAGCCAGATCTGGTGCTATAATAGTACTATAAATTACACAAAGGCAAACTAATGGCAACTTATATTCTAGTAGATACAGCTAACACATTCTTCCGTGCTCGACATGTCGTGCGTGGCGACTTAGATACTAAGCTAGGTATGGCTCTACATATTACACTCAATGGTGTTAAAAAAGCATGGCAAGACTTTGATGCTGATCATGTTGTATTTTGTTTGGAAGGACGTAGCTGGCGCAAAGACTACTACGAACCTTACAAGCGCAATAGACAAGTAGCTCGTGATGCTCTTACTCCTGCACAAGCAGAAGAAGATACATTGTTTTGGGAAATCTTTGACGAGTTCAAAGACTTTGTTACTAATAAGACTAATTGTACTGTTATGCGTCATCCGCAACTAGAAGCTGATGATCTTATTGCAGGCTGGGTACAAGCACACCCTAATGATGATCATGTTATTATTAGTACAGACGGTGACTTTGCACAACTTATTGCTCCTAACTGTAGGCAGTACAATGGTATACAGAATGTTACTATTACGCACGAAGGTTACTTTGATGAAAAAGGCAATCGTGTAATTGATAAAAAGACTAAAGAAGAAAAGCCGGCGCCTGACCCTGAATACATGTTGTTTGAGAAGTGTATGCGTGGCGACACTAGCGACAACGTGTTTAGTGCATATCCAGGTGTACGCAAAAAAGGCACTAAGAACAAAGTAGGTCTTATTGAAGCATTTGCAGACAAAGACAAAAAAGGTTACAACTGGAATAACATGATGCTACAACGTTGGACTGATCATAATGGCGACGAACATCGTGTACTTGACGACTATACTCGTAATGTTACATTGTGTGATTTAACTGCACAACCTGCAGACATTAGAGAGATTATTAATACAACTATTGCAGAAAACGCAACACCTAAAGAAATACAACAAGTAGGTATGCGTCTTATGAAATTTTGTGCTAAGTGGGATATGCAACGTATTGCAGATCAAGCACAAACATATGCAACACCTTTACAAGCGAGATACCCTATATGACATTAAAAGCAAAACCTGTATTGAAAGATAAATTTTGGATTGTTGAAAGTAACGGAGAAAAGGTCGGAACACTTAGTTGGAATGACGATCGCTATTTGTTTACAAGCAATATAGAAACTTGCTTTTTTGACAATAAACGTCAAATGAAGCAAAAGTTTGGTATGGAATTTATTTTTAGTGATAAACCTGATACAGGACAAATTGAAACAAAAGCCGAATATAAAATACACAATTGTCCTACAAGTGTAAAGCCATACAATGAAATGTATGATGTGCAACGCAAATTGCCTCTTTTTACTAAAAGCGCAAAATCAAAAAGTTTATACTGTGCAGGATATTATATTATACACTTCGACAAAGGTTGGGTAAAGAGCTTTTGCCCTAAACTAATTACTGTTGAACGTTATGAAACAAAAGGTCCGTTTAAAACAGAAATTGAAATGCGGCAGGAGTTAAGTCGTGCAACCAATTAACACTTTGCCAATACAACAGTTTCTTACACAGGTCAAAAACGCCGATGCAAGTAAGGCAAGAGAAGTTAAAATAACTATAGAGCAAGCAAAAAATCTTGCATTTACATTAGGCATAGTTATGTCTAGACTACAAGGAGACCTAGAAAAACTTGTTGTTGAATCTAAAAATAATAACGAAGAAATAATTAAAGTAGAACTAAACGGCGGTAATGATTGGAAATAAAATGCTAACACCCTGGGAAGGTAATGAACTTAATAATTTTATAGCAGGATGGTATATAGATGAAAATTTATGTGACGAAATTGTAGATTATTTTGAAAAAAATGCCGATCTATTTCAAAGCGATACGCATAATTTTTGTAGTGTAACACCCATACAAGCATTGCCTAATAACCTAATAGATGCTTATTCTAAACAAATGTTTACAGTAATTGAGCTGTATAAAGAAAAGTATAAGTTTAGTTATGAAGATCTTGTACCGTGGAGAATGACTCCTCCAATGTTTCACAAATATTTGCCAGGACAATCATATTCAAGACCGCATTGCGAAAATGACGGCTCAACAGACCCTGAAGTTGAGCCACGGCATCTTAGCCTAATGTCTTATTTGTGTAATATTAAAGATGAAGGTGGTACTTATTTCTACAATCAAGATATAACTACTCCTTCTAAAAAAGGTCTAACAATACTCTTTCCTGCACATTGGACGCATAGGCACAGAGGCATGCCTGCTACAAACGATACCAAATATATTACTACATCGTTTGCTAAATTTGTAAGATAATAAAATACGTAGTTAACCTACAAAAGAGATAAATATATGCGTAGTTAATAATAAGGATACGCATATGAGTCGCCCCAAACCAACTGTTCTATTAGAACACATCAATAACAAAACTTATAAAAGTGAACAAGTATTAGAAGCTGAAGCTATTTGGGCAGTATTTTATAAAGATAAACCTTTTAATTTAAAAAGTGCTAATGCCATTACTAACTATCCGGGCCCTAAATATAAGAAAGTAAGTTTTTCTAATCCCGGACATGCACACAATCTTGCAAAAAAGTTAAACGAAATGTTTAAAAGCGAGGAGTTTGTTGTAGTTAAGTTAACAACAGGTGAAGAAGTTCCTGAATGAACTGGAAAGAAACATTTACTAAAGTCTTTCTAAGAGAGCTGGGTAAGAGTTCAAACGACATCAACGTAAAAGAATATTTGCCGTTATGGTGGCAAAATACGAGATCAAAAGACTCCGGCGGACTACGTCTAACTGATGCAGGATTAGATATTATTCAGCAAATAGAGCTTACTACTTACGACATACCTTATCCTAAAGAAATGACTCTAACTCCACAAATTGCTATCTTTCTAGACCAATTTATCGACTGTCCGTACTATCTTTCAAATAGGTGTATTACTGTAACTGATCAAAAGAAAGCTGTAGAATTATCGTTATTTTCAGGCGATTTACGCAAATATGGCTTACAAAAAGCAATGACTCGTCAAAAGAAAAGCAAAGAAAATTCCTAAGTTGTTGATTCTAAACAAGTTCTTTTTTTAGAAAAAGGTTGACATTTCTTATAAAGACTGTATAATGTATATATAGTTAGAAATTAAGCACTGATAACTGAAATAAGGAATACACAATGGAAACTACAGCAACACGCACCGTATCACCCAACAGCGCCAAAGGCGCAATCAAACATGCTATTAAAAAGCAACGTCCGGTCTTTTTATGGGGGCCTCCAGGTATTGGTAAGTCTGACATTGTTCGTCAAATTACTGAAGGACTAGGCAACTCACACTTAATTGATATCCGTTTATCATTATGGGAGCCTACAGATATTAAAGGCATTCCATACTTTGATAGCAATATTGGTAAAATGGTTTGGGGAGCACCAGAAGAACTTCCTACAGAAGAATTTGCATCACAGTTCGACTATGTCGTATTGTTCTTAGATGAAATGAATTCAGCGGCGCCTAGCGTACAAGCGGCAGCGTATCAACTTATTCTTAATCGTAAAGTAGGTAAGTATTGTTTACCTGACAACGTTCTTATTGTTGCAGCTGGCAACCGTGAAGCTGACAAAGGTGTTACATACCGTATGCCTGCTCCGTTAGCTAACCGTTTTATTCACTTAGAACTTGCTGTATCTTTTGACGATTGGTTCCAGTGGGCTGCTGATAACAAGATACACCAAGATGTATTAGGTTATATTACATTCAGCAAAAAGGATCTTTACGACTTTGATCCTAAATCATCTAGTCGTTCTTTTGCAACTCCACGTTCGTGGACATTTGTATCAGAATTATTAGAAGATGGTGTTGACGAGAACACCACTACAGATCTTGTAGCTGGTGCAGTAGGCGAAGGTTTGGCTGTCAAATTTATGGCTCACCGCAAGGTAGCGTCGAGCATGCCTAACCCTACTGACATACTTGCAGGCAAAGTAAAAGAGATGCATCAGAAAGAAATCAGTGCTATGTATTCCTTAACTGTATCTCTTTGCTATGAATTGAAAGAAGCATCAGACAAAGGTGATAAAAAGTTTGATGACAAAGTCAATAACTTCCTGCAATTTGCAATGGATAATTTTGAAACTGAGCTAGTAGTTATGGGCATTAAGCTCGCACTAACACAGTATCAATTACCCATTGATCCAGACGAAGTGGCTTGCTTTGACGAGTTCCACGAGAGGTTTGGAAAATACATTAAGGCTGCTCAAACAGTCCATTAATGGCTAGGAGGACGGGTCTTTTGGGCTCGTTCTCCTTTTTTTTGGTTGACAATTACTGTAAATACGTGTATAATATACTTATAAATTGAAATAAAGGACGTAGCACATGTTTAATCCAGACGTACTATACAATGTAGAAGGTAAAAAGAACTGGCAACCTGACCCAGATATTACACCTAAAGCACTTGAAGAGATGCGTGTTGACGTACTTGACCGTATTATTGTTGCTAGAATTGGCTTACTACTACGTCATCCATTCTTTGGTAATATGGCTACACGTTTGCGCATCCAAGAAGGTGACGACTGGCTAGGTACAGCCGCCGTAGACGGACGTAACCTTTATTTTAATACACAATTTTTTAATGCACTATCAAACAAAGAAATTGAGTTTGTTATTGCACACGAGATACTACACTGTGTCTTTGATCACTTAGGACGTAGAGAAGGTCGTGATCCTATGATCTACAATATTGCCGCTGATTATATTGTTAACAACTTGTTAGTTAGAGATCGTATTGGTCAAATACCCAAACTAGTTGATTGCTTCCAAGATTTTAAATACGAGAATTGGTCTTCTGAAGATGTATATGATGACATCTTCAACAAATACGACGAAGAAGAATTAAAACAATTAGGCGAGTTACTTGACGAGCATATTGATTGGGAAAAAGGTGCAGGTGAAGGACAAAGTGATAAGCCTGGTAAAGAGGGTGATGAGCCTGGAAAAGGACGTCCTAGTTACTCCAAAGATGAGCTCAAAAAGATACGTGATGAAATTAAAGAGAGCATGATAAATGCTGCGCAGAGTGCAGGTGCAGGCAATACACCAGCAGGTGTACAGCGTATGATTAAAGAAATGACAGAGCCTAAGATGAACTGGCGTCAAATTCTTCGTCAACAAATACAATCAACTATTAAAAGTGACTTCTCGTTTAGTCGTCCTTCACGCAAAGGTCAAATGAGCGGTGCTGTACTTCCAGGCATGAACTTTTCAAATACTATTGATATTTGTATTTCAATTGATATGAGTGGTTCAATTGGCAATGCACAAGCTAAAGACTTCTTAGGCGAAGTTAAAGGTATTATGGACGAGTTTCCAGACTATAATATTAAAATTTGGTGCTTTGATACTAAAGTATACAACGAACAAGACTTTACAGCAGACAATGGTGAAAACTTAGAAGACTATGAAGTTATGGGTGGTGGTGGCACCGACTTTGATGCTAACTGGAACTATATGAAAGAACATGACATTAACCCTAAAAAGTTCATCATGTTTACAGACGGCTATCCTTGGAACAGTTGGGGCGATGAAGACTATTGTGATACTATATTTGTTATCCATTCACACCATGACAAAAACTTAGAAGCACCATTTGGTCAAACGGCACATTACGAACTATCGGCATAAGATGATAAAAGAGAGAAAAATTAATCCGTTAGAAGTATTTAATGCTAGGAAGGTAAATCATCCGCCTTCCTACTTTGAATATATTAATGTAGCACTTACTTACAACTTAGAAGACTCAATAGCTAAATGGATCAAAAGGCATTTAAAAAATAGATTCTTTGTAGGAAAGAATGTTATACTTGATAACAATAATAGATTAACACAAGTACTTACAATAGGTTTTGAAGACGGCAAAGACATGAGTTATTTCATGTTAGCGTGTCCACATTTGAAGTACAAATAAATAATATGCGCATATATACTATAACAAGGAGACAATTATGAGCGAAGAACAAACTACAGCAGACGTAAATGAATCACCGGCTGCTGAAGCTACAGAGCAACAAGCACCTGACTTAACAGTTACAGACTTGCAAGCATTAAAGAGTATTATTGATGTTGCAAGTCAACGTGGCGCATTTAAGCCAAACGAAATGATGACTGTAGGACAAACTTACAACAAATTAGATGCATTTTTGGGTGCTGTAACAGCAAACCAACCACCCGCACAAGGAGTATAATATGTTAAAGCATGTAGGACGTATGGTCCAAAATCAAAGAAGAATTGTAGTTGCATACAAAACTCTACCCAGTGAACCGGATAGCTGTGTAGTAGTAACTACTGAGAATTTAGAAGCAGCAGATCACGACACATTAATTAAGTTAGTAGAATCTCCTGCAGGTCAACAAGCTGAAGATCTTGCTACAGTGATGGCTAGAACTAAATTATCTGACGGTAGCACTATGTTAGCTAGATTTCATAAAACAGGTAAAATGGTTAAAGTTAAAACAGCCGATGTTGAAATGGTTCCTAACTCAAACACAACCATTTTGTTGTCTGAACTAAACGAAGTTATTGCACAACAAAAAGGTGTTAGCGTATCCGACTTAGCTGTAAAAGGTCCAGAGACATTAGCATCAGTAAGTGATGTACCGTCGTCAAACGAACCTGCTATTACACAAAACGAAGTGTTAGATGATGCAGCATTGGCAGCAAAATATAGATCAGACGCTGATCGATTAAGTAAAGAAGCTGCAGCGCTACGTAGACAAGCTGAGGAATTAGTGCCAACTAAAAGAAAAGCCAAAGCGAAGTCTGCAGAAAGTGCCTAATAATAAAGGTAAACTTCCACCCGAAGTCATTAAACATTGGCCAGAAGTATTCGGTGATGTTGAAATAAAAGCGGTGCCTATACAGTATATACATAGTGTACACGTACATTTCTTAGACGGTAAAGTATGGGAAATAGGAGTTGATCCAATTGATGATACTGAAACAATGAATATTGAAGAAATTGAAAATAGTTTAGATGCATTCTTTACCGAGTACGACGAGTCTATATCACACGTTGATTTTAGACTTAATACTTCTAAAGTAGTTAAAGACGTTAAAGAACGTACTAAAACATTTATGAAAAAACGTCAATGAAGAATTTGATTAATTGCATAAATACTACTAGCAATAAGATTATTCCAGGAGTATAACATGGCACTACGTCTAAGACGCGGAACTGAAAGCGAACGTCAGAACTTAGTAACACCTTTATCGGAAGGTGAACTTATATATGTAACCGATACAGGAAAACTGTTCATCGGTAATGGCACGGCAACCGGCGGCGTTGAAGTTATCGGCAGCGGCGGAGGTGGTGGCGCTACTACACTAGATGCATTAACCGATACTGATTTAACAGGTTTTACAGACGGTGATGTACTAACATACATCGCAGCATCAAATAAGTGGGAGCCAATTCCAGTTCCTGGTGCTAGTGCAATTGGAATAAACGATCTTACTGACGTTGATATTACACCAAGTGCTTTGGATATGTTAATATATGACGGTTATAACTTTGTTACAGTTCCAGTACAAACAATCTTTCAAGAACAACAAAACTGGAGAGTAAATATTGTTGGTGACGACTCGACTATACTAGTTGATACGGACACTAATAGTTTTAGAGGTACATTATTCGGTACCGTAGAAGGTGATATAAAAGGTAGTATATTTGGCGACGATAGTACATTATTAGTAGATGCTGTAAGCAATAAGATTAGTGCAAATAGTGTGCTTTCGTCTATCGTAGACACAGGTTTAATATATGGATCGCCGCCAGAGCGCGAAGACGGATTAAGAATTTTTATACCTAATGGTTCGTCACTCAATGTTGTTTCACACAACGGAGCACCTGAGGAGCCTACAGCAACATCCCCAGGAGACTTTATTTCATCAATTTCGCTACTAGGTACAACTGATACTTCAACTTCTAAAGTAGCAGGAGCAATAATTTCACAATGGGACGCCACAGCAGATTTAAACACAGATTATCCTAGAGGGAATATCTTCTTTGCTGTAGGACAAAACAGTAATGATCCTAATCTTGTTGCAGAACTTGATTACACTGGAAACTTTACTTCTAAATCTATATCGCCTGGAACTTATGCAGATGCTGCTGCACGTGATGCCGCAATTGCATCCCCAGTTGCGGGTATGATGGTATTCTTAACAGACGGCGATGGTGCAGGAAATCCTAAGTTTCAAGGAAATACAGACGGAACAATAACAGGATGGGTAAATCTAAATTAATGCTGAGAGGTATATTAGGACACCCCTATTTAGATTTATATAGTTACGTAGACTTAACATCTTTTGATAAGCTACACTCTGAAATATGCAGAGCATTTGTACTAGGTAAAAACTTTGCAGGCAACGGCAATTTACAACTAGAAAAGTACGATCAAGAAAACGTCAACCTAGATGCATACAATGGCGATATAAGTCCGGTTTGGCTAATGTATGAAAAATACTTAAAGCTATCTAACGATGATCCTATTAAGGTTGCAGGAGAAGGATTAAACGAAGAACAACTTATTCTATACATAAAATATGCATTTGGTGCATACAACCCGTGGCATGTTTATAATGTGTTTGATAAAATAGATGAAAAAAGAGTTCTTTCTCCGATACATCACCTTTTCCCTAACCTAATAACTTGGATAGACAATCTTGATATTTTTTCAAATGTTACAAGAGCATATTTTCTTTTAATAGAACAAGATGGTATATCTGTTGAACATTGTGATCCTTCCCCGCATCCAGATATACCTAGAGAATTTATACACATAAAATCTTGCGACAGCAGACCGTTTTATGTAAGAGAGTATAAAAATTCAGAAAAGATTTATATGAATTCTAGAGTTACATATTTTAATGATCAAGATTGGCATGGTGGAGAAGCGTCTAAAAAAACTACCTATTCATTACGTATCGACGGAATTTTTACAGAGACATTTCGAAAGCAATTGAAAGGCAAAGCTGGTGCAATACGGTAAAAGAATTGAAATTAATAATTTAAAAGAAATACAACAAGAATTAATTAATTATAATTTTTTTAAGGCAGTACCAGACCTTGAAAGTTTTAATGGACCTTTAAAAAAGAATTCGACTTCTGGTATTACATTTTCTACCCTGCCTAACTTACCAAAACTTAAAGAATTTTTAGAATCAACTGTAAACACAAATCTTATAACACATTTTCATATAATAAATATAGGACCAATGGAGCACAGTCCTATACATCATGATGACGACGATGCTCCTTGGGGATTAAATATTCCTATTTTAAATTGCGAATATTCTAATACAATCTGGTACGATGACAACGATAACGAACTTGAGCGTATATGTTTAGATACTGTACATTTTTTGAATACTGTTGCTATGCATCAGGTACTTAATCACTGTGATGAAAATAGACTAGCTATGTCTATTAGATTTGCAGGTACACACGATCTAGATAAAATTATAAAATGAGTATCTATAAAATAATTTGTACAGGCAATCCACACAAACCCGGAATAGCAAAATCTGTATTTGAACGTTTTCCTAATACAACTTTTTTACATTTATCTAATGGTTATGATCTAACATCATTAGATGGACAGAATAAATTTAAGTCTATTATAAAAAATTATAATGTTTTCATCAATGTTTCTCAATTAAAAGATAATTTTCAAGAACAACTTCTTAAAATAGCACACAAAGAAAGTATGACTGGACATGTGTTTAATATAGGAAGTATTGCAGAATATAAAAGATGGGAATGGTATAATTCAGCATACACTGAAGAAAAAAGAAGTCTACGTGAAACTAGCTTAGATTTATGCACCCAATACTTTAAAACAACTCACATTGTTGCCGGAGGGTTTCAAGACTCGACTTCAACAGATTCGTCTAGAATGGACCCAATAAAAATTGTTCAAATAATAGAGTTTATTTTAAACCTTGATATAAATATTCCTATAATAGGAATTGAAAAGATAATTGATAAGGAATTAGCTGAACAATTAAAAGGAAAAACACAATGGTAAAATACAAGTTACACGAAAACGGATGGACTGTGTTGCTCGAGGACTTTGACTTTTGCTTGGCTACACAAGAAGATATAAACGATATTGCAAAATTAGTTGCTACTAACACATGCGTGGTTTGTAAAAATCAAAATTTAAGTACTCAAGACGAAGTTAGAATTGTTAAAATGTTTAAAGATCCTCAATACTTTGACACACGTAACGAAAATTCTACAGATAATATGTTTAGAGGAGCAGAAGTTGATGGATCAGAAAATATAATATTAAGAGTATCAGCTGAAAAAGACGAGGAAGGTTTAACTGGAATTGCCGGGCATGATAGCGAAATGCAGTGGCATGCTAATGATCAAACAACACCGGAGAGAAAATCTATAGTATGGCTATATTCTGTTAAAGGTAGCAAAGGTTCTAGAACAACTTATAACAATAATATAATGTCATACGAACATTTAGATATTGAAAAAAGAAAAATTCTCGAAAACCTAAAACTTACTATTTTACAAAACGTGTCTCTTAGAGAAGACGAGGATGACGGAGCTGCTAAAATTGAAAACTATACTCCAAATTTAGTTGTAGAAAATATTGCAGGGAAACGAGGATTTTATTTTCCTTTTTTACAAATATCTGGCTTTGAAGGACTAACAGAGGAAGAAAGTAAAGAAATAATTAATTGGTTATCTGAGTACACTACGCAAGAAAAATTTTGTTATCATCACGATTGGGACGATGGTGATGTTGTAATTGCAGAACAATGGCTAGGTATACACAAGCGGTGGCCTTTTAATCTTGTTGAAGACAGACTGCTTCATCGAATTGCATTTGATTTTCCTGATCAAGATTATAAATCTTAAGGCAAGTCGTCTATAACAATATATTTACCGCTAATTTTTTGTGCTTTGGCGGCAGAATTCATTAGAGCTTTCCACTTATCTAATCCGTCGTGACGAGCTATAATTATATGCATTCTGTCTTCGTTACTGTTGTTTACTACGCTATGATCATAATGTAAATTCATAGCATAGACTCCGCCTTGTTCCATTATTAATTCTTCTCCGTCTCCCCAGATCCATTTACATCCTTGCGGATTATTTAAAGCAACATTAATATTTTCAATAAGTTTCATACTAGAGTCATTATGCATTTCTATCTTACCGCCGGCTCTAAGTAGCATAAATCTAACCCTGCCGTATTTGTTACACGGAAAAACTTCTTTAAGCCATTTAGTTGTTACGGGACATTTGTCTGCTATTTCTGTCCATATATAATCATTACTAGCATCTTTGCCTTGCTTATATCCATATGCATCAAAGTTTTCATGCTTGTCTGCACCTAGTCCATGTATAGTTAAACTTTCCCATCCGTTATGTCCATATTCGCTTCCCCTATGTGGCGTAAAGTTATCTAAAAGAGTAAATGCTTCTTTAAGCATTTGTTCATACGGGATCGAAATATCTAATTTTAAATACTTGCCATCTGATTGAAAGTATTCTCTCATGTTAAAATCTTTACTTGATGTGTCATTGGGCAGTAGCTTTTCCAATCGTGTTCTTGCCATGGTGGTGCATTAAATTCGTTTATATCCCATAAATTAAAATCTTTAACTTTTCCAAAATTTATTTCATCTTTATTACAATAGAAGTCTCCTAATCTAGAAGGTATAAACAGCCAGATATTTTCATCAATATTTTTTAATGTGTCTATTAAGTTATTTTCTCTTGCTACTCGATATTTAACATTTGCTGAATTTACATATGGTATATGATTAAAAACATCACTAACATTGACGAATGTATTTTTATTAGGTTCTAAAAAATTATATGTATTAGGAGCAAAATAATCTAATAATTTATAATCAAATTTTAATTGTCTAACTTTATTCCAAAGACTTTGAAAATCATCAAAGTTTTGTTCAAACGAATCCCACCAATCTCTTATTTTTTTCTCATGATTAATTAAATCATAATTATAGCTATCAGGAACAAACTTCATTTGATTCATATAAAATGTTGCATAATCTTTTCCATCCCATTCTTCTACTAATGACTTCATAAAACTAAGTACCGCATAACTTATATCAGTAAATGTAATTTTAGTATTGTTGTGATATCCCAATGTTAAAAGATTGTGTATCCAATTTAATCCCGTTCCCGTAGTAACATAGTGGTCAACAGGATTTTCTATATTAATGTTCTCTGGTAGAGCATCGCTATTCCACGGAGTAACCATTGTATTACATACTAGTGTATAATTAAAAAGTTCTGGAACGTGGCGCAAGTAAACGTGATCATATTCGTAATACAAATAAAACTTATTAATTCGTATGTCGTCGCCTACATCGCAGAATACAGCATTGTTTTTTAACCCTATATCTATAAAATTCCAGCCATGTCTTTGCTGCGTATAAGTTCTAGAAGTATTTCCTTGTTCAATCCATACTGGTATTTCGGTATCGCCCCGGACACACTCTTCACTTCTAATTGGTTCTATTTTAGTATGAGTTTTATTCCAATCAACATCGCCCATTTCAGGAGACCCTAGTCTCCTATATTCTTCCAAGTTCATAATAAAAAATTGATTATGAATTTCATAATAAGCATCGTTTCGATCTAGTACATGTCCTGCTAAAGTAAATTGTTCTTTGCATTTTTGTTCAACACTAGAAAATAATCTATCAGACAATCCTAAATGAGTTCCAGTTATAACAACAACAGCATGTGTATAAAATTTATCGCTAGCCGCTCTTTTTAATAATTTATCTGTGGAAGTGTCTATTATTATGTCATATCCATTTTGTATTGTTTTTGATAAAAAGTAATCGCTTACATTTTTAGCAGTTTCTCTAGACGAAGCACTATACTGATTATTAATATTATCAAATATACAATAAACAATTTTATTTTGTTTCTTAATTCTATAATCCATTTTAATTTCCTAATTTATTAAATGCCCACATACGTTCCTCACACCACCAACAAGAACCACAGTGTGAACCAATGTGTTCGTCATTTTCGCAACTCCTAGTTACTGGAAATAGTGTTTCTGTTACTCCTAAAGAATCATACATCCTTGCTATGTCTTTTTTATTATGATTAAACCATGGTATATATGCACGTTCGTCTAATTTTAATTCGTCAACAGGGTTTCCATCAATTGTCAGAGGACATTCTTCTCCAAAATGTGTTGCCTTTTCAACAGGTATTGTAAATCCAAATAAAGGATGAATTGTATCTTCAGATCTAAATTCATTATGCCAGTCTGGTTGCTGACCATTCCAAGTTTTGTAAACAGTACTCGGAGGAAATTTAGTAAGCCCCAAATATATTATATCGACTTCGTTTTTATCTAATGCACTAGTTAACATATTAATATAAAATTCTGCAGATTCGTCAGGTTCAACAATTTCTCGATGTATTACATAATTATTATTTCCAGTCAGTTCTGCACATTTTTCTACAACTGCATAAAAATATTTTTCTAATGCAGGTCTTCTTTTTTCTGCCATCATATTATATACATGTACAGTTTCTTTAACATTAGACATCAAAACATATAGCAACAATGCACTATCTGCACCACAACTTACTCCAACGCCAACAGGGCCTTTTTTATAAATTCCGATATCGACGTCAGCATTTTTTATATAATCTAAGTTTACCATCTTGTATTCCTATGCAAAACTTCAAAAAATTTGTCTGGGAATATTTCCCATACTGTTTGATTAGTGCCTCTATAAAACACATCTTTTATACGTTTCATTTGTCCTGTTTTTTCCATGGCCGGAGCAAATACTCTATGTACTATTTGTTGTGTTCCGGCTTCGTTTTCATTAGAAGTTATAAATGCCTTAGCTCCTTTAGGAAGCCATTCTAAACAAGCAGGAATTAAAAATTGTCCTGTTGCGTGTTGGTGTGTGACAATCTGGTTACGTGTTCGTAAACTAACTAACGGTAATTTATCTGTAAACACACATGTTCTAGCAGCAACTCTAAATGTATTAGGGCCCATTACATCGTCAAATGTATGTGCTGCTACACTGCCTACAGCTTCATTATTATAGTATAATATCCAAGTCTGCCATTTATCTTCTTTACGAAAACAATCTACTAGCATATGCTGTGACGCATTATTCTCAAAACCCCTACTAGCAGCATCTTTATAAAATTGCTCTAAATCTAACTGTTCGGACCAAGGAATTATTTTATACATTAAGTGCCTTCTCTATAAAATCTGCCGGATAATTGGTTCTAAAACTATTCCAACATAATTTATCCATAACGTTCCACGGCTGTGGAACATTCCACTCGATGCCTAACTTTTCTAAATTCTTATGCATTTCGTCTTGTCTTGTGCTATATATATGACTTTCAACATCAACAATACTTACATGAGGCTCATCTTTATGGTATGTAAAGAAGTAATTCATACTTTTTAGTTTACCATCAACAACAAAGTAACTACTCGGGTGCATACTGTATTTGTGTAGTCCTAAACTCTTATGTGCTTTTATAATTTCAAGCATTTGTTCTTGCCAATCAGGTAATACACTGTCATAATTGTGTGTTGTACAGTTTGCTCTATTCCAAAAGTCTTTACCTTCAATTTCTAGATAGACTTTACGTTCTTGTTCATCTATACTAAAGTTAGGAATATGCTCAGGATAATGCATCTTCATAAGTTTAAGGAATTTTATTTCACGATTAAACTTTTCATCCATTAACGCAGGATCAACTACTTGATTTTGTCCTTTATGATATTCACCATCGTTATAATACCATTGTACAAAAGTAGTTAAAGTACTGTTAGCAAGACTAGTGTAAATTAAATTATTTCGACATAGTCCTGTACCCGGAATATCATTATAATAATATTGCATTTTGTCCAACTCAATTCCTCCTGTATACTATAATTTATCTAATAAATATTTACATAGAGTTAGATATGGAGAATTAAATGGATTGCACATTACACGAGAATGGCTGGACAACCATTGTCAACGACTTTGATATTAGTACAGCTACGCAAGAAGACATAAACAAAATTTGTAAATTAGTAAGTGATACTACCTGTGTAGTATTAAAAAAACAGCCTCAATTAGATCTAGAAACAGAACTAAGAATAATTAACATGTTTAAAGACCCATCGCCGCTATTTCATAAAAAAGACGATCACTTTAGACATACAGCAGTAGACCCAGATGGATTAATATGTCGTGTAACAGCAGAAAAGAATGAAGAAGGAAAAACAGGTATTGGTGCTAATCCTGGCGATTTTGACTGGCATGCAAATGTTACATGGCGAAGAATTAGAGAACCTATCATTTGGCTACGTGCAGTTAAAGGAACTGAAGGTTCAACAACTAGCTATAATAACAATGTAATGACATGGAACGACTTGCCTAAGACATTCCAAGAAAAACTAAAAGATCTAAAATTAATAATTACAGGCGGTAGACGTCATGATGGTTCTCCTATCTCTGCAAGAGAAGACGAAGATCGTGGAGAAAAGTTTAATCATCCGCTAGTATATACTAGCCCTCTTACTGGAAAAGTTGGGTTTTATTGCCCTTATTTACAAGTAAGGGGCATTGTAGATATGCCAAGAGAAGAATCAAACGAACTAATCAAATGGATCGGAGAATATATAACTCAAGAAAAATATGTATACCATCATGATTGGGAGGATGGAGATATTGTTATTGCAGATCAATGGCACGGCATACACAAACGCTGGAAATTTGTTAATCTAGAAACTAGAGTGTTGCACAGAGCAGCACTATATTACCCAGATCAGGATTATTCTAACTAATGAAGAATACACTTTCAGTCTGTCATCACTGTTATAGACATGTGCCAGCAATTAAATTTGAAAAAGATAATAGCATCTGGCTGCGTAAAACGTGTCCTGAACACGGAGAATCAACACACTTAGTTGAACCAGATGCAGAGTTTTATAATAGCTATAACTACGAGAGACATGCACTAGGAAGTTACTTTATTGAAATTACAAATAGATGTAATCTAGCTTGTCCTCATTGTTATCAAATGCCTGACAATCAGTCTGTTGATCCTGAAGTTACACGTATAATAGAGGATATTAAGTCTTGGCCCGATGACGGATTGCCTATTGCAATTTGCGGCGCAGAGCCGACTACAAGGAAAGACTTACCAGATATTATAAAGAAAATACAAGCACTGCCTGGTAAACCCCGTAGTTTAATGATTTTAACAAACGGAGTTAACTTATCTAATTATGATTATGCAAAAAAGTTTGCAGAGTTAGAAGGTGTTAGATGGACATTTGGTCTTAATCATACTGATTACCAAGGTCCTGTGGTTAGAAAAAAACAAATGCAAGGTATTAAAAATTGTATAGACTTAGGGCTTGTAATTAAAAATATTTCGTATACACTTTTAAATATGTCTCAGTTAGAAGATTGTATTAACGAATTAGTTGACTTAGGTCAAGGATATTGCGAAGCATACAGAATTAGATGCGGCGCAGATATTGGCAGAGCTCCAAACGCAAAACAAATTTATTTGTCAGACTTGATGAAAGCAACCGAAGAAATTTGTAAGAAAAATGAATACACTTTTGAAAAATTTAACTATGGTAATAGAGCACATTACTGTGTAGAGATTAATGGATTACCGGCAAGAATAATACAATGGCCTGATGCAACTACGTTAGATTTAAGCGAAGTACAAACTGAATCAATTGCAGATATAATACCTGGAAAGCCTCCTAGTCCACTAGTGCATCAAGTTATACTAAGAGACGGGGCAATAAACAAAGGATTACCTTTACTAGATACAATACCACAAGAGTGGATAGATAACTATGGAGGAATTAATGATTAAAGGCATTAACGGAAAACCATACATTAACCTAGATCCTTACTTAGATATAGACGGATTTAGAAATTTGCATGCAGAAATCTGTAAAGGATTTGCACTTTCACGAGAATATGCAAAGGAAGGCACATGGATGGAGCCAGGATTTAAGTTTGATGATATGAGTTATGTTTTGAATTGGAAACCTATCTATCAAGCATTTGCCGAGTATCAAATGCTGCCAGAAGATCATCCTATTAAAGAACAGGGCAAAGAAATCTTTCCTAACGATTTTAAAAATTATAAGCAACGCAATTTATTCACACGATATTTAAAAGGTGTACTTGGTGCCAACGACCCTTACAATTATTATTTTCTTTGGGAGGAAGGCAGCTGGGACGAACGTAATGCAGAACGCAAGCCAACAGAAGAACAGAAATATTTTCCAGGCGTTGTACGTTGGGTAGAAAATTTAGTCAAAGAAGATATAATTGATCGTATCGGTCGTGTTATATTCTTCCATTGTGATCACAACGGACATGCATTTGAGCACAGAGACCTAGACGGAAAAAATGGCAACGAGCAAGGGTATAGCAATCACAAGAATGAGTTTATACATATACGCTATCGCACAAAACGTGGATTCTATATATGGGATCCTGAATCACAAAACAAGCATTACATAAACTCTAATGCAGCATTTTGGAATGATGAAGATTGGCACGGCGGCGAACATTCAAACGAAGTTGAATACGGACTGCGTATCGACTGCACTTTTACTCCGAAGTTTAGAAACACTCTCGGTATTAATCATTTAGAAAGTTACTAATGGAATTTATTGGAAATTACAAAAATTGGATTATTGAAAATAGCATTATCGAAATGCTAGAAAATAAAAAAGGCGATACTACTCCTGTTTGGCAACCGGACCGTTGGAATGGAAACCAAACATTAGATCATTATAGAGAATTAGCAAGACCTGGATACTCGTGTAATAAATTTTTCTTCCATCAGTTAAATTCTGACTCAGAAGAAATGCAGGATTACAAGTTTATATATCCCAACTTACCTAAAGAACGTAATAATAAACTTTGGTGGTTTGTAAAACTATACCCGGGCGAGTTTCAGGCAATGCATGTAGATCCTCATTTAACAGAAGTAAAAAACTTTGTACGTTATACTATATTTTTACAAGATTGGATGCCAGGGCATATATTTGTTTATGACGATAAGATACTAACAAATTATAAAGCAGGAGACATGTATGAGTGGAACGATCCTGAATGTATACACGGACCTGCTAACATTGGATACACTCCTAGACTAACTTTGCAAATTACACTACACGACTAATAACCTAATAAATGAAACATATATTTGTTTGCAAGTCCTGCATTTATTCCGCTGTGCCAATCTTTATAATTGTTCCACTCTAATATCTTTCCTTGATCGTTATTAAAGTGATATTCTTTATCTAAAATAAAAATATGTCCAAGATTTGGCTTACTAACAAATATTGAATACCTTTTAATTTTTCCATATTTTAAATATTCTTGTTCGTTATCATCTATATCATAATGATAGCCTGTTATCCAGCCAGGTTCTAAACAGCTAATCCAGCTTCTTAGAGGAGTAACTTCTAATTGTTTTGATAGTATAGTTTCAATCTCTTTAGTATCGTAAAAGTTAATCCATTTTACCGAATTAATATTGAAATTGTTTTCTTGCCATAGATTTAATATGTTTTTGTATTCAGGGTTTGCCATATTCCATCTATCAGGATCGACAGTAACAACGCTACCGTCTTTTAAATTTTCAATTACATCATCCCAGTCAATCATTAAAAACCTCATCAAATGCAGGAATAAATGGATTATAAGGCCAGTATGTGTTTATGTGATCATTGATTGTTAATTCGTGGAATGTTTCAAAATCTATTTTTCCGTCATTAGTAGACTTATTAAATCTCCATGCGCCGTTTTTTCCAATAACTCCTTCTATTAGTCTTCTTTCAATGTAACGTTCGTTATGTGGTATTACTGCATAATAATCAATTGTTTTAATTTGTTTATTTTTGTCTAAGAAAAAACAATGCGGGTATAGAGATAGTTTATAATGATGTGCATTATAAAACTCTACAAATACATTTTTTAATTGTTCTTTCCAATCAGGTATTTCGTCGTCCATAGATCGTTGAGGATCATTAATTATTTGCGACAACGTCTCTTTATTAAATTCTATATAAATTTTTTGTTCTTTATAGTCTATGTGATACAACTTAGGCGTTGATTTTAAATCTTGCAACTCAGTTAAAAACTTTGCCTCTCTGTGAAAGAACCAATCAACTAAATCAGATTTTAGTCTATCGGGAGTATTATATCTATATGTCCTATCAATACAATAATGCATACACATTACAGATCCGTCTTGATTAATTGTAGGGGTATACAATAGATTTGATTCTACTTCTTCTCCTTCAAGATTTAATTTATAAAAATATTTCCAATTTTCATTGTTCATGTAATTTATTTCCAATTGAGTTTTTTATCTATATAATTCTGTACAAATGTTTTAAACTTAGAATCACCTGTGTCGACATCTGATATTTTTTTATCGTATATTTCTTGGTATGAATCTGTTTCATACAAAACAAATAATCTGTCAGATAAAAACGGATTACAACCTCTTAAGCATTTTACACCATCGTCCGAATAAAATTCTTTAACTAATGCATCGGCTTGGTACCAGTCCATAGTGTTGTGTTTCCAAATAACGACATCATTGCGGGTGCTGCCTACGCCTCCTCCCTGTATTGATTTAAACACAACATCGCCATTTTTGTCTTTATAAACTTCATAACCAGGATGCTGTTTTGCATCTAGTTTCTCCAAACCGTTTTGTATAAGCTCTTTTGTAAATCTACTTTGATTAGTTAGGCTAATATCGTAATCAGGTACTTCTAATATCCAAGCACTAGCACTTTGCCTTACCCATTCTGTGCTTAACCATTCCATAGAATTATACCACGATTCGGGAGTTTCTCCAGGAATTCCAGAAATCATTTGTATGTTAGCTCTATACCGCTTAGGGGCATGAATGTCCGTGTATGCCTCGAACTCTTTTAATCCTGCCTGTAATTTATCAGGATTCATTCCTTTACGTACAAGTTTTCCTGCTTCTTGATTAAACGTTTCTACTCCCATTGAATGTCCTAGAAATCCTAAGCGTATGTAGTCGTCCCAATAATCTCTATGTGTCACAACTAGATCGCCTCTAGCAAAGCCACATATCCAAGGATTATACCCTAGTTCGTCAACAGCTTCTGCATACTTGCGTATTTTTTCAGGACGATCGTTAAACGTTTCGTCCATCACACGCCAATTTTTAATTCCCCACTTTTCGTATCCAGTTTGTAATTGTTTTTTAAATTCTTCTTTACTTACACTTACATCTTTGCTTTGTCCTAATAACGGAAAATTACAGTAACTACAATTGAACATGCAGCCGCGAGCAGTTTCAATCTGTGGACATTCATAATGCATCATAAAGTCGCGTTCTTCGTAGTCAATTAAATAACTATCTAAAGGTGTCGAAGGATAATGATGCAATCCTCTAATTACGTTCTTACTTCCAAAAAATGCAGCATCAGTTTTTAAAGGTTCGCCTAATGTTCCGATAAGATGTCTACACAATGCTAGTATAGCATTTTCGCCGTAACTGTCTACCCAGTAATCAATATTTTCAGCAGGGGTAACAAGTGCATTATTTCCGCCCACCACTCTAGGAATATTTGGATATTCTTTTTTAAGCCAAAGAATAAAATCATTAAGATATGGACTAAATGGATTCAAAAATGCTGTGCCGAAACAAAACATTACAGTGTTATTGGTTGCTCTAGAACGAACTAACTCTTGTAATTCTTCCAATGTCCAAAAAGAAGTAAAATCGATTACTTCTGCATCCCAGTCGTTCATTCGTAAAAAAGTTGCTACTCTGTGACTCCACAAAGCTCTTTCCCACCGTTTACCAGTAAGTGAAAAGAATATTACGTTGTTTTTCATATATTACTCTCAAATTTAAATTCTTTAGGAATTATAGATTCTAATTCTTCTAATAACCAATGTTCTACATCAAAATAAATTGATGCTTCAGATTGTTTAAAATTACTTATAGTTTTATTTTTAGATGCACGGTTTAACCAAACACTCATAGTATTATCAAAACTATACCTAGGATTGGATCCGCCTGCTGTTATTTTTACAGATACTGAGTCTTTTAATGTATTGCGTGTTAATAATTTTCGAACTACCAGTTGCATCCGAGTGTGCTCGCCTACGCTAATTGCCGTATGCAATCTTCCTGCATCCATAATATACCAAACTCCGTCTTTTACAAGTTTGTGCATTTGTTGATTACCAAGGTCAATAAGGTAGTCTTGATCTCCTGACAAATTTAAATGATACCTATCGTCAATGTCAGCATGTTGTGTGTAACAACTAGGCGATTCCATTACAATAACTCTTGCTTGCCCGGCGTCAATAGGAAGACTATTCCAAATACTTTCCCATACTGTATTTTTGTATTCTTCTAATAATATCCAAGGGTCGTAAAAAAAGTCTCCTGACGGTGCTGTTAAATCGTGCTTTCCTTTTTTGAGTAGTGGCATGTCATCAATAGATACAGTATATTGTGTTTTAACAAGCATATACATATTTATCAGGACTAAGTTAACTGCACACTTTTCTTGGTAAATATTAAGATGGAACTATACTTAAAGGAATCGTGGAGTCGAATAGGCATTAGTCTTAGTGGCGGAGCTGACAGTGCAATACTTGCTTATTTAATATGTAAAAATGTAAGTACAACTACAGATATACATTTTACTTCGCAAATACGCTGCTGGAAGACAAGGCCATGGCAAGGTCCTGTTGCCGACGGAGTAATCGATTGGTTTAAAAATAGGTTTGATAATAACTTTACAGTACATAAAAACTTGGTGCCGCCCGAATTAGAAGAACCAACCGATTATCTTATTAAAGATGAGTACGGTAAAATGAAATCAGGTAATAGGATTATACTACGTTCGCATAACGAATATATTGCACACCAATACAACTTAGATGCATTATACGGTGGCGTAAATATGAATCCAGATATAGATATTCCTGGCAAGGTTGCAGAACGTGACCAAGGGCATTTACTACCTCATTTTGTACATAACGGGGTTGACATTTGTCATCCTTTCGTGTATACTAAAAAGGATTGGATTATACGGCAGTACTACGAAAACAATATCGTAGACTTATTAAATCTTACTCGTAGTTGCGAAGGAGAGTTTGAGGGTTTGGATTATACTACATATATACCAGGACAACATGTGCCAGAATGTGGAGAATGTTTTTGGTGCAAAGAACGTCAGTGGGGAATAGATAATGTCTAAAAGTTGTACATTCTGTATGCATCCTTTTACTGGACTTGCTACACGAGAAGATGGTGCTATTAAAGTTTGTTGCCGTAGTCAACCTGTTGGCTGGATACAAGATGAAACATTAGAAGAAGTTTGGAATGGCGATGCTATGCGTGAAGTACGCAGACAAGTGCTTAATAACGAACGTCCAGTAGTGTGCAAACCATGCTTTGACTTAGAAGATCAGGGTGTTGAGAGCTTACGACAGCGTCATACAGCAGGAGTAATACCTGAAGCTAGGGTCAACTTATACCCTGATGCCCTTGACGCTTTAGAAGACGATTATAGCATGCCTTTTGAGTTTCCTACAATGGAAATCAAGCTCAACAACTTATGCAATTTGAAGTGTCGTATGTGTAATCCTTTAGATAGTACAAGTTGGAAGGATTGGAACCAAGTTACAGAATTTTATAAAAAAGAAAATAATTATCTTATACCAACTGTTGACGCTCTAGTAGACAAACCAGGACAATATATTGGTCCTTTTGATAATAGTGATAACTGGTGGACAAGTTTTGAAAAACTACTACCGTTCTTTAGACGTGTAGAATTTGCAGGTGGCGAACCTCTAATGGATCCATACCATTATAAGATACTAGATCGTCTTGCAGAGTACGGTGAGAATATAGAACTAAAGTATGCTACAAACGGTACTACGCTTGGTATAAAGGGCGGACGTACTATACACGACTATTGGCCTAAGTTTAAAAGCATTGCTGTAAACGTAAGCATAGACGGTGTGTACGACACGTATGAATATATTAGAGGCAACGGTAAGTTTAGTACAATAGAAGAAAACATTGAAATATTTAAGAGCTTTCCTAATGTAAGTAGAGTAGTAGGTGCATTTACTGTACAAGCAAATAATATAATGCAGATAGACAAAGTTATTGATCACTTTATTAATAAAATGGGCATTGTGTTTTATTCACACAGAGTAAACTATCCTATGAGTCTAAGTGCGCAGGTATTGCCGCCAGAACTAAAACAAAAAGTAATAGCACGTTTAGAACAAATGAAAACAGAAGTATTAGAATATCCAATGGTTAAACAACACAAACTATTAAAAACTGTAACACTACAACAGATACAAGATAATATTAATTTCTTAGAAGCAAAGTGTATGCACGAAACGCATTGGCAAGATTGTATAGAGTTTAACAAGCGTTTAGACAAAACTCGTGGACAAGACTTTCTTGCAGCTAATCCGGAGTTTGCAGCATATGTTTAAAGTAGAAAATCGGTGGGGGCATCACACTAGTATTCATGTAGAATGGAATATAGGTAAACGATGTAATTTAGATTGCGGATACTGTCCTGCAGAAATACACGATAACTTTAGCCCACATACTGACTTAGATGTTATGGTTAATGCTATCTACGAATTAGAAAAAATTGGCAAACCTATACGCCTAAGTTTAACTGGCGGTGAGCCTACTGTACATCCAAAGATAGAAAAAATAATAGAATGTGCAAAAGCAAGATTACAATGGCTTAGTATTACTACCAACGCACTTCGTATGCCTGAGTGGTATGCAAAGCAGCCGGTAGACCAATGGGTGTTTAGTTTGCACTTTGATAACGAACATAGTCAGCGGGCAGCTGAAAATATTGTTTATTATAGCCAGTTGTTAGACATGCACAGTAAAGATACTAAATTTCAAGTAAATCTAATGTGTCATCATGAACATATGGATAAAGTTCGTCAAGCTGCACAGTTGTTAGAAGGCCATAACATTCCTTATGTGTGTCGACGTATACGTTGGACTGAAGCTGAAGATCGAGATTATTTTGATGACATGCGTTATAAAGAAAAAGATTTAGAATGGATATTAAGTAAAAAATCAACAGTAAAGGCAAATTGTGTTGTAGATGACAAAGACCTAATACATGCAAATGATGTAATTAAACATAAACTAAATGCGTTCGAAGGTTGGAGCTGTAATGCAGGACTAGAAAGTTTAATGGTCAACTGGGACGGTGATGTACATCGTGCTACGTGTAGAGTAGGCGGTAGTTTAGGTAATATTTACAAAGGAACTTTTGAATCTCCTGTTGCTCCTATTATATGTACACGCAAATGGTGTACATGTGTCGCCGACATTTCGTTAACTAAGGTTTCCATTTCGTAATATGTGTATCTGGCTGACAGCCACAACAGTCAAATGGACATTTAATTGTTGATAATTCAAAAGATGCTCTATTAAATTCTTGTTCAAATGTTTCTGAAAATAAGTTTATATTGTAATCTTCAAATAATTCAGCATTACAACTACCTTTTACTGTACCATCAAATGTAATAACTAAATTTTCTAAAGCAACATTACAATTCCAATCTTTGTAATAATTAGTTTTTTCATTTATGTAATCGCCAGTTCTTTTAGTTTCTACAGTATCATCGTTGTACAATGCTACACTATCATGTATTCTGAACAAATGCATATTATCCATTAAAAATTTTGTATCTGGTAGTCTTTTTATATCTTGTTTCATGTAGTTAGATTGCTCGTCAGTATAACTTAAATTATCTTTACCAGAGAATGAAACTATAGGCTTAGCTTCAATAAACCAAGGACATTTACTAGTTTGTAATTTATCAATTATACTTTTACATTTATCAAAATATTCAGCATCCATTAATACTAAAGCGGTGCAAGAAATATTATTAGAATACAAATAATCTAATACTTCGATAGTATGATCTATATCTGCAAATTCGTGATGTACACTCAGTGTGACTTTATCAACATACTTGCCGTTTTCCTTCCACCAGCGCATAGACCTACTACCATTAGTAGTTACTGTAAGCTCTACATTATGATTGTTTCTAATGCTTTCGCAAAATTTAGCAAAGTGAGGCCACATTGTTGGCTCTCCTCCGCCTACTAAATTAATGTCAAATTTCTTTTTATTGTATTTGGTTGCATACATATCAAAAAGTATAGTAAAGTTTTTTACTACAGTGTCAACATTTTTTGGATATCTATAAACAGCATCCTTACTTCCAGGAAAACAATATGTGCAATTAAAATTGCATATGTCAGTTGGCCAAAATCTTATATCTAAAATATCTTTTGGTTGTAGACTTATTATTCTTTGTGGCTGTGTGCCTATGATTGTTATTGGCTGTGTCATAGCAAGTGTGCCAATTCTGGAAATACTTTTGCTGCATTTAAATTGCGTATTGCATCAAGTTTGTTTGTATATTCTTTAAAGCCCGGCAACAAGTGACTATTATCCTGTGCGTTCATATGATTAAGAACTGCTTCCCAACGTTTCCATCCGTAAGGATTGTGTTTCCAATAATCGTCGTCTTGTCTATAGTTGTTCCACAGCCAGTCCTTAAAGTCCATAAAACGTTCTTTAACTTCTTGCTTGTCGTGTTCTGGCAATATTTGAATACTAAGGAAAGTCGGAATGTACAGTAAGTGCATATTAACTAATCCGCCTCCCATTTGTACACCGCCCGGAACTGTACCGTTGTTTAGTTTTTTAAATCCGCTTTCAAGTTTCCATTTCATAAAGTCAGGCAAATGCTTTACGTTGAATATTTGTATTGCTGTTGCTAAACTTGTTTGTATATTGTCAGGAGTGTTATCAAGCATATGTAAAGTTTTTTCTACAGTTTCAAAGTCTGTAGGGAATCGTATGTATTCATCGCGTCCGTGGCTAGCATCCATACTAATAGCAAACTTTACTTTTTTAAACTTTGACCATAACTCAATTAAATCTTCGTCTACTAGTAAACCGTTTGAATTATAACGTAACAATATCTTGTCTTGATAACCTTGTCTAATAATTTCTTCAATAAACATTTTGTGTTCTTTGATCATTAGAGGCTCACCGCCTGCAAAATACACTTGTCTTAGGTTAGGAATTTGTGCATACATTTCTTCCCAGAATGTATCTTTCTCGTGCCACTTGTTATTGAATGTACTTTTATCAAATTGCATTTGCCTTTTAACTTCTGGGTCTTGTAATACAGGAATAAGTTTTTTATGATCTGCAACCCACTTACTCGAATCATGGGGACTACACATCACACATTTAATATTACAAGTATGACCCAATCTTAGATCAAGATAAACTAACTCTTCTGGCACTGTACCGTCTGCTTGTGTTTGCTCAATTAAGTACGGAATATCTACTCCGTCTTCATCACGATGCCAAGTACCTGTTTCCCATATTCGTTTACTAACTATACCAACTTTTTCTTCTTGAAAACACTTTGTGCAACTTGCAGGTATTTCTCCTCGAAGCATAGTAGTACGTACACTTTTCATGTACTCATTATTCCACGCTTCCATTGGTGTTTCTCTACCAAAGTTTGCCGGCTGTCCGTCTTCCATCTTTACTAAGCCAATTTCATGGTCGCCGGTTACTGCTCCGCTGGCGTTTGCACTACAGCACAACCGCATATCGCCGTTAGGACGAGTAGCAAAGTGTATCCAGGGCAATACGCAAAATGTAGGTGTGCCGCTTACTTTTGCTATCTCGGCTTGATATTTTTCTAAATCAGACATTGACATATTGCTCCATTGCAGAACTAGTTGGGGTATTACATTTACCGCAAAATTTAGCACATACTATCATATTTTTATTATGCCAAGATTGGTGCCATGCTGAAATCCATTTAGGATCTTGTATAATAGCCCGGATTGATCTGTTTAATGTATTTATTTTTGTTTGACCACCCATTAATTTAATTATAGCGTTGTGTTCTTGTTTTGCTCTTAGATGAGCATTGTATAATATGTCTTCTTTTTTAAAGTAATCATAAGGAATTGCAGCAGTATAACAACAAGGATATAAATCTTTATGACAATCTATATAAATTTGTTTATATTTGTTTGTTTCACACTCGATGTCTACATTTGTATTATAGAACTCTTCGATAGCATTTTCTGTTAAAGAGATTACTTGAGTTTTGCTACTCGGATTCAATGTATACAGTACATTACCTAACTTGTCAACGACTTTTTGAGTATTATTTTTAAATCTATTACTATCTTTTAGAGAAAAGTTTTTGAACCCAAGTTTTTTAGATAGCTCTTTAGCAGCATCTACTTGGTGTTCGTTATGCTGAAATCTAATCATGGCCCATTCTGCTGTGCCGCCTGCATTTATGAATGCAGTTGCGTTCTGAATAATTTTATTATAGTCTGTGCCAATTCTATACATTGAATGCGTATCTTCTAAACCATCAATTGCAAATATGATGTTATGATCTTTAGGAACAACTTTTGCTAGTTCTGTCCACCAATCTGTTGTTTTGGCGCCACCATTTGTATGTATATTCAATTGTATATTAGTATGCGTTAACTCCTTACACATATCTAAAAAGTTATTATTAACAATACAATCACCAAAATTACCAATAAACGTTAAAACATCAATTTGTTGTAAAACTTCAGGAGTAATTATTTTGCGAAAATCGTCCAAAGTCCAATCATTTAATACTAAATTTGGATTAGGAAGTCCTCCGCAATAGTTTCTAGAACACATAGGACACGATGCTTGACACCTGTTAGTAATCTCTAAATATATTGTTTTTAATTCATCAAATGCTAACACTTTTTCTTTCCAATAATCATATAACGTGTGTATTTAGGTGTTTCAAACTCTCCTGCCCATAATACATTAATATCAGACACGTGCTTAAAATCTTCTAAATCTGTAGCACAATTAATATGTTCTTCTAGTTCAAAGTAGTTATTACTTTGTAATACAATTAAGGCATCGTCTGGCTGATTGTTTAACCATTGTTCGTACTGTTCTTGTGTAATGTGTTCGCAACTAGTGTTTATAACTACATCAGCAGGTTGGGTATACTTGCACATGTCTGCTGTTACAGCATTAAACTTTTTTTCTATTTCATATCGTCTGTTTACTGTACAAGCAATATCTTTGCACACAGGGTCTATGTCTACGCTTGTAATGCTGTTTAACGGTAGGTGACTGTTAAACAGTATACTTGCCAACACTCCGTTCCAGCCACCGTATATGACTATGTTATTCTGCTTTGTCTTAGGTATTATACTATATAATTCTTTTGCTAACCAAACTTTGCTGTTTACTTGGCCTTTCCAAAAACTTTCAAGTGTGCGGTATTGATCATCACTGTTTCGAATTGCATCCATCCAAAATAGCACGTCTTCAATATCAACTTTCATGTTATTTCCTCTAATGCATTGAAAACTTTTGAAAATTCATTTGCGCTCGAGTTAGCCGCATCACTAATATAATGATCTCTGTTATGTAACAGTTTAGGTGTGATTAATTTGTAAATATCTTGTTTTTCATTGTATGATAATTTTGAAAAATTATTAACATTATCAATAACTTTATTAATTCTAGTTACAGGATCTAATTCAGAATCATAACTTTCGTCAAACATTTCTTCAAAAGTATAATAACCTCGTTCTCTTAATAAATGTAATGTATTTGGTGCACCAATAATTATAAAAGGGTGTAAGTTTAGAATAGGTTTGTACATTTTTTCTGTAATAAATCTATTTACTAAAGTAGTTTCGCTAATTATACTAAAAAATGTACTTGTATAATGAAACAATTCTGTATTATGTATGTTATCCTGAGAAAATTTATCAGCAGGCATATCTAAAATCATTGGTTTAAATGCTTCTACAAAGTTAGTTAAGTGTTTAGATCCAAGGTTATAGCGTTCTAAAATTATTAAACAATCATTTAAAGAATATGTACCATTAGTATGTTCGGATGCTGTTAAGCTAACTAAATTGTTTTCTAAGATTTCTAGACGATCGAGCTCAGAGACTGCATACAATCTATGAGGTCTTAGTTTACCATTGTAAAATAAAAAGTCATGTTTTTTTTCTAAATCAATTGAATCATTAGTCGTTGTTACATTTTCATAATAATTGCCTGCAAAATAATCTATTCCTATAGGAGTGAGAAAACTATTAAGATTATGTTCTTTTAAGAAAATTTTATAATTAACTAGAATGTCAGGATCGCCGAATACAAATAATATATTAGCATTTAGTAAATTATTTTTTTGTAAATTTTTATAGATGTTTAAAAACCAGTCTTCTAACGAATGTCCTTCCCTAGGATAGTATAACATAATAGAAAGTCCTGCTTTAAACAAGTTTTTAGTATGTTGGGGTATTCTAGAAAATATATCTACATCTGCGTGTACATTGTGTAGTTCAATTACGTAGACATTAGTTTTTGTATTATCTAATTGTTCAGTTGTTTGTTTTATAGAAAAATTAATATTGCTACGCGACATCTTTTCTAAAATGGACCTATCAAGATGATAGACAGCATCTTGAATCAAACAATTGTTTCCTATTAAATTATCATACCATAAAACTATATCAGCCATTTAAGAATCCACTAATTTGTAGTGTATATTTGTGCGCCATTCCGGCGTTGGCACTAAGATGCAAATGCTTACTATCCCAAATTAATCCTTCTCCGGCACACCAATGTGTATTGTTGTGCCAACTTTTATCTTTATCTTGATACTGAACTAAATGGCCAACTTTCCAATCTTCTAAATATACATTAGCACGTACTTTAAGACGATTGTCATCTGGATATCTCTTGTTTATTTGAAAAAACGTATCTCTATGTATAGGAATAACATTACCAGGTGGTTGTAGTATAGAACTAACGGTAATAACTTGCATACCAAGTTGTTTACTTAGTTCTTCAAAATCTACCTGCGATTGATTAAACCATAATTGACTAATTTCTGTATTTTTACTAGTGTAACTATCTGGGAAGCCGCCATAATCTTTGTGAATATCTTTTAATTCATGTACTTGATGCGTAATACAACTACCTCGATGCACACTGTAGTCGGCATTTAAAAATGTACTAAAATTATAATCTAATTTAATTTTTTTAATCATTGTGTTTTCTTTTTGGTATCTTACTATCTGCACTACTAACACAACTATAGGTTATACACTCTTGTGGTGCTTTAAACAGCTCAAATCCTCCGTCTAACGTGCCTAAAGGAGCATCATGGCAACTATAGCTACGTTTAACTTCGTTCTCTCGAATAACGCAACCTTGATATCCTGCATTACATTCCCATCCGTGAAACTTATTGAATCCAAATGCATTGAAACGTTCTGCTTGATCTAATTCGTATTTTGTACCTTTACTATCATATAGTGCAATTTGTGCTATTTGCTCGCCGTTCCACTTTTGTGGAAATCCTTGTCGCATTTTTGCGATTTGGTCTTCTGTATATCCGTGTACCACGTAACTGGCGGTTGGATCGGACATTGGCTTGAGAGTAACATTAATACCTCTGGTGGCAAATCGTTCAAGCCGTTGGTAAAGTTCGTCAAACTGTTCCGGAACCATAACTTGATTAATTGTAACGAATGTTTCATTGTCTATTAATTGGAGACATTTATCTCCAAACTCCTGTTCATTTGCAAATTCTGCATGGTAACTTGCTGTTATACTTCTGCGGTGCAGAGTCTTAGTACTTTCTAACCATTTGTTCCACCATTTGCTTCCCGGGCTAAGATTGGTCGTCATGTGGATACTTTGGTAATCGGGTGCTGTATCACTACAGTAATGATCTATGATCTCCCCAAAGTACTTATACGCTGTAGGTTCGCCTCCTGAGAAGCTAAAATGAAAGTCTGTAAACTCGTTTGCACGAGCTTGTGCTTTGATACTATCTAAGGCCTTTAAGTAAATTTCTAAATCTTGGTGATCCGGGGTACTAGATCTAGCGTATGGCCAGCAATAACTGCATGAATAATTACAAAATCTAGCCAAAATCCATGAGACCGTGAAAAGATGGCTCTTAAGCATCGTTTGCTGTCCAAAACTGGTTATATCAGTCCATGGTATTTTGTCGTAACTATTCAAATTCATACTTTCTATTAGAGTTATATACTAGTTTACTACATTGTCTAGCACATGTCAAGCACTTATTTTCATCTTCCCAATATGTGTCTAGTCTCTTAAATAATTTTATACTGGTATCATTAAGTATTCCTGTACTGCAATTTTCAACATGTATATCTTTCATCATTGCTTTTGAAAACTCTACACTTATATTTCTAAGGTAATGTATCGGTAATTTTTCTTCGATATGCTGTTCTAAGTAGTCGCCACCTATCCAACAACAAGGAAAGATATCACCGTACGGATCTACATATATTCCTTGTTCATCTACACATTTTGGATCAATTACAGCATTAGAAATTACACTATCTCTAAATTTTTTATCTACCAAATCATTTAATGTTTTGTTTGGAGTCTTTTTAAAACGTTCAGTTTTTGCAGGCTTAATTGTGTATTCTACATTACCTTCATTGTCGTGTACTTCATATTCTGACATTTCATAAAATCTTGTAGTACTTACAAAGTTTATAGTCTGAGCTCCTAAACCTAATATGTATTCTTCAAGCTCGTCTACTTCATGTTCGTTATGAGCAAATACTAAACTATCAACTCTTGCCCTGCCGCCGGCACTGATAAATGCTTTCATGTTAGCAATTACTTTATCAAAATTTGTATTTTTACGATATAGTTCATGCTTTCCTTTGAAGCCGTCAACTGCAAATATTACTTCACTATTAGATTGTGTTCCTATTGCTTGTGCTAACTTAGACCACCATTGTGGATTACGCATGCCGCCATTAGTATGTATTGCTAATCTAGTATTAGGATTGCATTCGCGTACATATGCATATATTTCTAAACAATCTTTTGCAAATGCAGGATCACCATAATTACCACAACTATAAAAGTTATCTATTTGTGATAAAAAGTTTGGGGAGAACCATTCTTTAAATTGTTCAATACTAATATCACCGTTACGTATAAACGGGCGAGGGGCGCCGCCGTGATAGTTTCTAGCACACATAGGACACTGTGCTTGACATTTATCTGTAAGCTCAATATGAACTGTTTTAATGTCAGCTACATTCTGCATCAAACTGTTCCCTTAGCCAATCAAAATCATTTATAAGACCAATATTGCTCCTATTAGAAATCCCAAACTTGCGGCCACTAATAGCACCGGCCAAAGCGTATAAACCATACGGTCTAGTTTTGCCAACTGTACACCAAGTTTCAAGTCGTTTTTCTGTTTCTTCGTCATGTTGCCCTTTAATAACTTTACTACTTAGCTTTGCACATTCTCTAAATGCTGACTTATATGTATTAAACGGATCTGTGTTAAATGCTGTAATGTTTGATATGTCTGGCATTGCCATAAAGTTTTTACTAATGCTAGTTGTCATATCGGCGCTGTTAATGTCTACAGATAAAGTTAGTTTTCTAGGAAGAAGTTTTACACCACCGTAGCCATAAACTAAGTCGTTAATTGGATTTTGAGTCCTCCAAACATGTACATGATCAAGTTGATGACTAGGTACGTTATATTCAAAGTTAAAATCGTCTAAAATAATTGCATCAGCATCTACAACCCAAAACATATTAGTAAAACATTTTTTAGCTGCGTTTATATGTGCTTGATGTAATCCTTTTACACCATGCACACGTTTAGCCATAGGAAATCGTGCTTTTAGTGCAGCATAGTTTTCATCTGCATTAGGCTCTTGATAACTTATGAATACAATGTCGTACATAATTATCCATGTCTCGTGTTACCGTAGTGTATTACTTTAGATGTATCAGAACTAAAGTTCCTCCACGGATCTACTACGATACTATTAGATGGAATTTTGCAATACAATTTATCAGTACTGTCGCCTTCTTCTTGCATATACTTGTAAGTTGTACTTGCACTGTGTGCAAGTAATATAATGCTGGGCATACCTAACTCTACATCATCGTCTGTAAGAGGGTCAATATACGTAACACGATGTCCTTGTTGTTCAACATAATGTCCTACTAGTAAACTATAGCTACCGTCACAATATTCTACACCAGGCTTGTATGCTTTACCATGAATAAAGATTGGCATATTTGTTTCTTCTGCATATTTTACAAGTTCTAATGCAACATTTTTTGCTTGTATTTCCCTTGCATTCATTATTGCATCAAAAATATCGTAACCTAAGTTAAGTTCTTGTGCCATATAACGTAGTGCAATGTTATCTCTTGGATGACAGCCTCCTCCGTCGCCCATACCAGCTGTCATATACTGTGGACCCATAATACGCATAGTACTATCTGCAAGAGCTTTAGTTACAACGTCTACATTAATGTTACCTTGCCTTTGTGCAACATCTTGTATCATGTTAACAAGACCAATTTTTGTACTAATAAATGTGTTATAGAACACTTTAATACATTCGCATTCGTCCCATGTCCCAATAACATATCGAGGATTGTTTTCCATTATAGTTTTATAAAAGTCTACAAGCTCTTTTGCATCACCTGTTTCGGTACCATCTTCTGTACCAATCATTACCATTTCCGGATTTACCATATCCCATGCCACTGAGCCCATTGCAATAAGATAAGGATTATATATAAAGCGGCTATTGTTTGTAAGTTCAACTAACTGACTCCTAACTGTACCAGGCAATACTGTACTAATAAGTACAAGTAACTGGTCTTTATTCATATGTTCATTAGCTTGTGTTAGAACTTTCTTTACAATATCGTAAGAAAAATCTTTTGGACTAAGGTGGGCTGTAGGAGATCTGCCGTCATATGCAGGATCGTGTGGTGTAGGAACTGCTACAAATACAATGTCTTTATTTGCTACAACATCTTTTACTGTATCAACAACTGTAATATCGTCACTTGTAACTTTTGCAACATCATACCCTTCAACTTCGTGACCTTTTTGTGCAATTGCTTCCGCACAAGGCAAGCCAAGTTTGCCGATGCCTATAAAACCAACCTTCATTTAAAACTCCTATAATATACGTAGTTTATTATTTATTTAATAATCTTCAAGCGAATAAATTTTTGCAATTCTGCCGCCAATTTCCTGCCAATAATTTTTTCTTGGCATATGTTGTATACATTCACCAATACGCTCTTGCATTATGTTATAATAATCTACAGTCTCTTGTTTTAGCTCACGTCCAAAAAGATTAGCACAAACTTTTGATGCATGACTAAGGTGCCCTAGAACATCAGGATGGAAGTCAATTCCGCTAGTACGACCGTCAAAACTAGTATTTCCGCTATTGTCAAATAATTTCTTTTCGGGTAGTGCATTCCTTAACCACGAATAATTTTTTATTAATTTGTCAGTATGTAACTGATTTATACCTGCATACTCAACAAAATTTTCGTAATCAATCATATGACTTTGGTATGCTATTTTTATTGTATTGTTTCCGGAAATAATTGCCGTTGCATTTTTTACTATATCGTTATATGGAGAATAGTATTTTTTTAAAAAACGTTTATCATAGTAAGGATTATTATTAAATATATTTCCTCCTGACGTCCAATAGCCTTGTTGATCAACTCTATCTTCTCGATGCCACGATGACCAATTAACTATAACTAGATCGTCGTCGTTAATACTTTGTTTAATTTTTGCTTCAACCATTTTATGGTGTATGTATATGTTACCAACGCCGGAGTATCCCCAATTTTGAGAAGGCAATCCGGTATCTCTAGCAATTATGTTTGCCCAAGTTGGCCAATAGTAATCTGTATAACTACAACCAAAAGCAAAAAATCTATTGTATTTTTTCATTGAAGAAACTCTGAATAATCAATCTTTTCCATAACAGTCATATGGTTAAAATTATGTTCTAGTACTTCTTGCATATCTTTATACATGTCTAGCCATTCAATATCTGATTTATTTGTAAGTTCTTGTGTTAGTTTACAAATAGCGTCCATCCTAGCTGTAGGAGAAACAATAGCATCATAACTTTCGTCCCACCATTTATCAAAAGTTTTGAATCCTAGTTGTTTAAGCTGTGCAAGCGAGTTTGGATGACTTACAACAACAAAGGGATGATGACATAACATTGGCTTAAATATTTTTTCTGACATAAAGAGACAGGTTTTACGCTCTTCATTAAACGCAGTTTCCGAAGTTAAACTAAACCAAGTTCTAAGATATGTATCTTTAAACATTGTCCAAACATGATTTTTATTAAAATCTTCTTGATCTAATACTCGAGGCAACGTTGAAAGAAAATCATTGGCATTCTCTTTTGTAAAGCTGGGATGAGCCTCCCATCCTCCGGGTATTGCATGCCTATGAGTAATCGGTAAAGTAGACTGTCTAGGGTGCCCTCCTAAAAATTTTGAATGACTGAAGTCACAAATTTTAGGATCTAATAAGTTATAATAATTAAGCATAACACCAAGTGTCATCCTGTGCTGACGTGTAACTCTGTTCAAACAACTAAAACTTTTCATATCTTCTAATTGTTGCTTGTATTGAATTTGTTCTTCAAAGGAAATAGCGTCAGCTTCGTTTTGATATGTTAATAGTCCGCAAAAAGAAATAGACGGAACAATATTAATCTTATCTTTTTTATTACCGTAATATTTGTCGTGAACTTCTTTTTCTTTTAAATTTGATGTTGTAATAATAATTTGACTTGGCGGGATTTTATGTTTTTCTAATGATGTATAAAGTACATCATAATAATCTCTACGAACACCAACACTTTTTAGTACTTTAGTTTCTAATAACGGAAATCCTTCCCAACCTTGGTCAATATGTATAATACATCTACGCTTTGCTGCTGATCTTATTACTATGGGTCTATGTAGCGCCAATAAGTCAAACAAATTACGTCTAGAAGAATCGTAGCCGCCGAGCCAATTAGCAGGAGGACCTGATGTACCAATTTCGTATATATAACGCATTTTTTTAGCGTCTTTAACAGTTATTTCTCGGACTTCTCCTAAAGATCTACAATGATCTTTTAAGAAGTGGTTACACAAAACGTAACGTCCATGAAAAAATGGATCCATTAAATTACGTTCTGGCACTCGTTTACCTTTTTTGTTCTTAACAATTTTATCGTGTGCAAAATAATACACTATATTTGTTTTACCATCTACTTCTTCAATATAGTGTAGTTTGTTTCTAGTCGTCATAATGCGTGATACTCCCTTCATGCATTTCTATTAGTGGTATTGTATCATCCAATCCAATTGTATTTAACCAGTCAGTAAGTATCTTTGGAAATACACCTATGTCCTTGCCTCTGCGCTTATCGTACTGTGCATAAAAACTTTTAAAATCGTGCTGTAATTTATCTTTGTCTTCAGTTGTGCGCCTATGTGGTTTATCTACAACTTCAATATAATCTATTAACCGCTGTATTTGTGCCTTTTCGCCTGAATTAAATAAAGGATTATTCTTATTTTTTTCAAACCAATTTTCTAATTGTTCTCTGCAATGATCCTTAATATGATCGGGCAATGCTAACGGGCTCATAAAACTCGGCCAACGTAAAATATTTAAATCGACAGCAGGTTTATGAGGTGCATATTTTGCTTTTAATTCTGCCATGTCATCTAAGAATTCTGTAATACTAAACAAACTTAAACTTGTAATAGTCATCATAATTGTTGCACATCTTAAACGTCCATTACTAATAACATATTCTAGGTTATCTTTCCAAGTATTATATTCTAGTCCGTCTCTTATATAATCTGCTTGCAATCCAGTAGCTTCGCAACTAGTAAACAAGTCAAACTCTTTATAATTATCAAGTTTAGTAAAATCAACTAAGTCTTGTATTAAATCATCTTTCACCATAAGATTTGAATTAATTGCAATTCTTAAATTAGGAGCATGATTTTGTTTTACAACTTTTGCAAAGTTCCAAAACTGATGACTTACTAATGCTTCGCCGCCAGTTATCCTAAGTTCTTCTAGTTCACTGCTTAATTGCGGCCACCATTTAAAAAATGCTTCTACATAAGGATTGCCTTCGTTAAATTTTCCGTACGGTTCGGTCCATTCACCGTCATGATGATAGGCGCCTGCGCCATCTGATTTCATTTGTTGATATGGACCATTCTTTTTAATATCTTGTGCCCATGTAGTGCTATAACTTGAATTACAATAACTACATGCTAAGTTACACGTTCTATCAAAACTAATTTCTAATGTTTTTGGAATAACATCTTCATATGGATCATTTTCTGCGATTGCAATAATATCTTTTTCTTTGTATATTTGACTCTTATATACTCTATCAGAAATATTATCTCTACCAATATCTTCAATTTTCCAGCAGTACTCACATTCAGGTGGTCGTTCACCTTTAATCATACGCTCACGTTGTTTCTTTTTGTGTGCTGTATTATGCAACGCACTAGGATTAGTTTTAATTTCTTCCTTGTCAATAGGATGAGGAATAGGCAAGTGACAACTATGTGTCATACCATGGCCTAGATGGATAGTTGCATTAAGCCATTTAGCAGCACAGAAGCTAGGACTAACTGAATCTAATACTTTCTTACGCCAGTCAAATAATTCTTTACTCATAGTGTTTTGCACTCCCAATAAAAATCTTCCATTTCAGGAAATACTTCTAAAAAATTCTTTCCTCTACGCTTGTCGTGCTCGTCAAAGAATGCAACGAAGTTTTTTCTTCCTTCGATAAGTTCTTTTTCCTTAATATGCTTAGGACTCTGCTGCATTACCCAATATATCCTTTGTAATCTATTAATTTCATAGTCGTACATACCGATGCCGCAAAGTGGCGGCCAATGACTATGTTCTTTATTTTGGAACATCCAAGTGACTTGGTCTTCAAGCATTTTTAAATAGTTGTCATCTTGAACTATTAGTATTGATTGATGCGGTGGCCAACGTAGATAACTAACATCTAAACTCACTGCATGGCTTTTTGCAGGATCAGTGTGATGTTTTTTACGCAAGTCTAACAAGTCTTTCATTAGGTCTTGATAACTAGACAAACTTAATGAGTTGTATGTTGCCATATTTGTAATTTTGCAATCTGGTATTTCTGTTAACACTTTATCGCAATTGTCAATCCACTGGTTATAATCCATACCATGTCTAATATACTCAGCACGTTTGCCGTGAGCTTCTGCACTAGTATAAATTTTAAAATCTTTGATTAAACCTTCGCCTTGAATGCGTTTGGCCTTTTCTATCATCTTGTCAACTAAACCGTCTGGTACACAAAGATTGCTGTTTATGTTTAATTCTAAGTTAGGATTAGGATTCTCAATAATATAATCTAAAACTTTAAAAGTATCTTTTGCCATTAATGGCTCACCGCCAGTAATTCTAAATGTATGCAAATCAGGATACAGTTTTGGCCACCATTTCCAAAACGCTTCTACATAAGGATTATGTTCTCTATGCGGAATAGGCATTTTGCCATTTTGTTTAATCCAATCTAAATTATTAAAATTATATGTAGTGCCAGTATACCCGCCATGCTTTTGTATTTCTTGCATCCAAGTACTACTAATTTCAGGTGAACAGTATGTACACGCAAAGTTACAAGCATTTGAAAAACTAACTTCTACATAGCTAGGATTTGTATTTTCATCCGGAGAGCTCTTTGCAATAATATCTTTTTCAGGCCAAGCCCATTCTTCTGCACTTTTAGTTATTCTGTCACTAAATGTAGAACCATCCGACGAGTCTTCAGCTGTCCAGCAATAGTCACATTCTTCTGGACGTTCACCTTTAAGCATTTTAGCACGTTGCTCTTTCTTAAACTTAGTGTTATGTAACGCACTAGGATCTACTTCAATTTCTTCTAAAGGTATTTTATGTGTTGCTGGGTGATGGCAACTGTGCGTATGACCTGTTTGCAAGTGAAGTGTAACTTGCTTCCATTTAGCAAGGCACATAGAACAACTGATGTTATTGAGCTCTTCTCTTACACTCTTATATCCTGTTAAAACGTCACCCATTATACGTCCTTTAGTTCTTCGATAAATCTTTGATTATCGGTTCTTGAAGGATTTTGATAAACTGATTTAAAAAATTTACTTTGCTGTGCATCTAATGGCTGGGCTGCAATAGGTATATCTAATTTAGCTAGAATTTTATCGCCTAAATCTTCAATAGAATCTTGCAATCCTTCCATTGATACCCTTGGTTCAACTTCTTTCCAAAGACTGTTTAGGTATTTAAAATCTCTAACTTGTACATAATCCCAATCTGTACACATTGTTTTATACAGACCTTCTCGTGCGCCATAGATTGCCCAAAGGCCATTGTCAACATCTGCACCTACCATAGTCCAAATGTATAACCAATGTAAACATCTCCAATGATTATCTTTAAACTCTTGGGGTGTAATTCTTACGCCTCGGTCAGTAGCAAGTTTTACACCTTCTCTAAAACCTGCTCTCCATGCTTGTCCTGGTGTTTCATTATTAAATACGTCTGAATAAACACTATTCATTTGAATATACTGCGCATCCCAGCAAAAATCTACTTGTGCATGTGCATTAGTAGGATCTGCGTTTTCGTGTGTGCGCATGTTTAATACATATTCAGTAGGCCAGCATTTAATGCCGCCGTTGCCGTACATCAATCCATTTATTTCATTTTGGCCGCACCAACTAATAACAGCATTTTGTAAATCAACATGTTCAGTAAAATCAATTTCTTGATTTAGAAATTCTGCACGTATTCTGTTATCACCATCGACTGTAATAAATCTATCTGTTTCACTTAATTTTGCACAAGCCTTGTGTGCAGCATCACTACCTTCTACTCCGTGAACACGTTTAGCCCATGGAACTTTTTGACATAAATCTGCATAGTTTTTTTCTGCGTTTGGCTCGTCATAAGACAAATAAATTATGTCATAATCAATGGGCTTAAATTTACTCATTTATTGTACTACCTCATGTGCATAGTGTTCAAAATATTTTGCTGTGTATATACTTACATTAACTCCATCTTGCTCAACGTCATATATGAAAGGGATAGTAGTTGGCTTTTCCCAAAGTAACTCTTCGGCATTTAACTCTAGCGTTCTATAAAGAATATTAGGATCATATTTTTCTGTTACACTAAAATACAACTTGTCTTTAACACTATAACCGCTAGTATTTAAAAATGCTTTAGTATACGGATTAAGTACAATTGTCCAGCACTTATCAACAAAATTCTGTTGTATAATAACATCATAGTCCTTAGTAGTATTATAATTATAAATCTGAGTGCCTACTAGTACTAATTGTCCGTTTTTTAAAGTATCTTTATCTACTACAGTATGTTCAGTCTCATAAAACAAAGTTTTGTTATTTAATGAATCAAATTTTAAAAGTTCTTCTGAATCCCAAACAATTAAATGTCTATCAGATTCTTTCCAAAAAACTGTGTTCTGTTGTTTTTCAAACTGCTCAGAGGCATATTTAATACTAAAAATTTTATTATTACTTAATACAATCATACCCAAGTTTAGGTCGTTAGTGTCGATAACTGTTAGGTGCTTGTTTTCATCAGCGTATAAAATAACATCTTGTACGATAATTTCACAATTTGCTTTTCTAAATTTAGTTTCTGCTTTTTGGTCTTTTTTAATTCTGTAAACTGTTCCTCGATGCCAAACATGTTGACCTTCTGTATGTGATAATTCGTCATACCAAACATCAACATGCACACCTTCATATTCAGGTTGCATTATTAAACGATTTGAAACGTGTGTAACTGTTGACGTGTCTGTTAATAGCACATCCTTTATAAAAAGTTCTGCATTGCCAAATACTTGACCTTTATCGTTGTCTGCTAAAAGTTTGTAAACATTATCTTCATAGAATACTATTTGATCTTTTACATATTCGCCATCAACTGCCCATATATAAACATCAACACCGTCGTATGCTGGTTCAAGTGTGCTATGGCCGTCATTATAATTTTTAATTAACGGTAACTCATAACATAAAGTAGCTGCAATTTTATTTTCGTCTTCATATGTTTTACGTTTTAACATCCTGTCTTTAATTGAAACATCGTATGTTACGACCCATTCGTCAAGTCTATACTCGCCTTTAAGTAAAGGTTTTGCTTCATCCTGCGTAACTACTAGCAATTCAAAATCTTCTGTATCATATTTTCTATTACTAATTTTCTTAACAGCACCAGTTTGTTTTTCATAATAAACATATGCTTCACTTGAAACAGCTTCTACTTTTAGTTTTCTTATTAAACTTGCTAACTCAGACATTTAACAAACTCCTATATCTTTCAACAACTGGAGTTTTTTCTAAAAAGCTATTTTCTGTATAATGCAATATACCAGTTTGTATAAAATTACCTATTTTTATATTGCAATCTTTTGAAATATAAAATCCAACTTTGTCTAACCAAGACGATTCTACTTCTTTCCAATCTTGGCAATGTGCTTTCATATGCACAAATGTAGGCAATGACGATATTCTATTAGTAATTTCATCTTCACAATCTAAAATTTTTGCAACAATTGACGCACATACATCTATACTAACTTGTTGTGGTCTAGACTGTGGCATTAATTGTTGCTCGTAAAACGTTTCCCAGTTGTTAACCACTAACTCTAACCATGCATAAAAGTCTTGTGCAAACTCACATTTTTTGAAATAATGAAATCCGCTAAACAAATTAGGAAGATTGCTGTCAATAAATGTACGTCGATAAAACTGTGTATCTGCAGGAGTTCCCCTGTAATTTAAAACTTTATTAGTAAAGAATATATCGTAATTTGATAAAAAGTCCCACCAAACATCAATATTCTGTAGTACTAACATATCTGTGTCCATTACGATAGTTTCATTGTAAGGACTAGCATGATATAACTTCCAGCGATTTTCTACTTTCCATTCACTAGTTTCTGCATGATCGCCATATGGGATTGGAATAATTTGATCAAATAAGTTTTTATTTGGTACTTCGTCATTTGTAACTATGCTAATTTTTGTATCAGGATTATGTGTACATAAACTCATTGCTAACAAACAGGCTTGATCTACATAATTATCAGTTTCATTATTTTGAGCTAATACTACTATTCCTTTATCCATTTTCTAACTCCTCGTCGATCATCCGTGTTAAGCTAAACTTGTTCATAACGTGTATGGTTAAGCCTTTTGTTCTTATAGAAGTGTATTCGCCTGTATAATTTTCTTTTTCAATAAGAAACATCATTTCGTCATTTTTCATTTGCCAAAGAATGTCCTTGTCGGCGGTGTAAAACATTGTTCCGGGCAATTCCTCAGCAAAACTACCCTGTGCAAATCCATTCATTATATGAATAGCAATACTAAATGCAAAGTCATTTCTAAAAAGATGAGACTTTATTTGATATGTTCTTCTATAATGATGCCACTCGTCTTCAATGTGCTTAACTAAATCAAAAAACTTTTTATTAGTTTCTGTTTTTTTAAAAAACACAACAGTTGCCCAATAAAAATCAACACTAACATCGTCAATTTTTTGAAATTCGTCTTCATTTCTAGCTTGAGAAATATCACTTGATTTTTTATATATCATAAAGTCTGCATCAGATTCAAACACAGATGCTAGTAAATTATTAGATATAATGTAATCAGTATCTAATAGTAGTGTTTCATCATACGGAGATAATTCATATGCACTTGCTCGATTAGCATTCTTAAAGCCCGCAGATTTCTTTGACAATGCACCATCATAGAAATAACGCATATTTCCTTCTTCAGTATAATCTAGTTTAATTACTTTATCAAAATCGTCAGTGCCGTATGTTTGCTCTAAGTATACGGGGCTGTCTGTTGCAAGAGACACAGGAACTTTTAGATATTTTTTGATACGTCTTGCTAAAAAAACTGCTTGTTTTACATAATCTAATTGTCCGTTATTTTTAGCAAAAAGAAATACACCTTTACTACTCATAATCGACTAACTTCTCTACGCTTCTATTCTTTTTTAGGCTCATATAATCTGCGTGATAAGCATTTGCCGCTTCAAAATATTGTGTAAGAATTTTTTCATAAAATTCATCGACATTTTGAATAAGTGCAGGATTACTATTATCGTCAATTAATACAATTTCGTCTTGATCTGCTTCAGCCATAGCTTTACAAAAGTTAATTAATTCTTTAGTAATTGTAAATTGTGACCCGGAATAAAAATACAATAGTCCTTCTTCAAATCTTTCTCGAAGAACACGTTTTTGATTGTTTAGTGTCATCATATAATTTGAAAAATCTAATGCTTTTTCAAGGCGCTCATCCATAGTAATACTCCTATATTATTATACTACTAGTATATAACAAATTTTTGGAGTTGTCAAGCTATTATTGGATTATAACGGAGAAATGAGTGCGCCCGCAGGTAGTGTTTCTTGATATGTAACTGTAGAATATATAGTGCCATTAATATTTACTTGGCCAGTTGGTACAGATAGTAATATGTCACTTTCAAAATCACCAAAAACAGTTTCATCAATTCCATAAGATGTGTCATTTGGCTGGCCGTCTACAAATGATACTTTAAATTGTATTACTCGTTGGCTTACTTGTCTAGCCCTTATTTCGTAATCGTTTCTAGCATATAGTGCGCCGCCACTTTTAGAATAGCATAGTCTATATGCGCTAGTTAATCCATAATTACCTACAGGATACCCTGTTCCTACACTAGAATTACTATACGTTGATTCGGCAGCAAAAGATATTTGACCCATATTGGATAAAATTGTGCGCCAATCAACTGTTTTGGATTGACTTCCGGTGTAATCAACACTTCCTTGAAATCTTATTTGTCCGCCGGAATTAAAAAAGTGCCGGCGTGCTGCATTTGTTGGAAATTCAACAGTAAAAATGTGACTGATCTGTCCATTCCACGGACCATTAGAAGCTAATCTTGTACTTGTCATTGTATTGCCGCCGGGGTCTTCAAGTCTTACAACTGCTAGTTGGGAAGAATCGACTAAAAATTTATCGGTTTCGAGATTTGTTGCTAAATTTTCTAATCCAGTAATATACGCTTCTTCAATTTTGTCAGCGGTTGTAGGGTTAGCGTCGATATCTCCTACAACAAAATCGTCAATACTAACAGATGATCCTATTTGGTGGTATCTAGCACGTACAATATCAACATATAAGTCTTCGTAGTCTTGTGCTGAAATTTTGTCAGCGTCAACTGGGCTAGTAACTGCCTGTGTGCCAATTACTGAGTTTGTTGTAGTGCCTTGTCCGTAACCAAATTGAGGAGAAGATGTCGTAGAAGCCCCAAGAACGGTGTTTACCCGCGCTCTTAAATTATTATATCTACTGGCTTGTACAACTGTTGGCATGCATTATCTCTCATTTTAAGTATTTAGTTAGAAGTTTCAACAGAGATAATTGTTATGATAGTGTAACACTATTAAAATATGTAGGTGCAATTGCTGCAACATCACCGGTAGCTCTATAATGCTGTATAGTGCTACGTAAAATTCCGTCTACATTGTTATCTATTACATTATCCACTGCTAGATCATTAAATTCAATTCTAAAAATAATTCTAGTTTCAAAATCAGATCTTACTTTAACAGTGTATGTATTAGCTGCATAAATTCCTGAACCAACACCTGAACCAACTTTGTTATAAACGTTTTGGTAATTGCTAGTTAAGTTATAATTACCTATAGACGTTCCGCCACCAGCTGTTGATATTGTAGTATTTGCACTAAATCTAATAGTACCTGTACTTGAACACAATTGTGCCCAGTCTAGACCTTTAGGTGTACCCGAACTACTGTTAGACGAAGTAATTCTTATTTCGCCGCCAGTATTAAAAAAATGTCTTCGCTCATCTGCACTAGAAAAAGTAGCGATAAATTCATGATAAATTAAGCCGTTCCATGTTGAAGATCTAACTGTACTAATAGCAGGTTCTAAAGTTGCTTGACTAGAATCAACTATTGCTTTATCAGCTTCAATAGTCGACATTAAAGATTCAAAATCCGATAATCCTTTTTTAGCTCCTTCAGGATCTGCTGAAGTTACACCACTATCATCTACAAAGAAACTTTCATCCTCGGCAATCACGTTTAGATTTTGTACAACTTGTGCTACTGATAAGTCACCCGGGCCTACTTGGTGTACTCTAGCTTTTAGTACGTCAGCATAAATTAAATTTAAATCTTCTGCTGTAATTACATCAGCTGCATTTGATACTTGGGCACTTGATAATGATTGTCCGTAGCCGTTTTGTCCTGCACCGTTACCTAAAATAAGCTCTATACGAGATTGTAAATTGTTAATTCGTGCTGCTGTAATTTCTGCCATTTTGATACCTTATACTTTAAGTACGCATTCTACTAATTTTTCGCCTTCGTCGCTGTTGCTTTCTAATGCAACACCCACTAAAGAACCTCCGTTGATTGCAGTTCCTGCACAACCATTGTTGTTTACATATACTGCATCGCCTTTTGTTACAGA